GCTCCGCGTCGCCGCGGCGCCCTTCAGGAGCGTCTTCGTGTCGACGCTGTACTCGGGGATGTAGTACTTGACCGCGTCCCCGCTTCGATTGGGTGCATTGAGCATGATGCTGTGGCTCCTTGAGTGTTGTTCCGGCGGCTACTGCGGCCGGCCGGGCAGTCCGTAGCTGCGGGCTTCGCGAATGAACGCCTCGGGATCGAGCGCCCCGTGCCCGGGCTGTCCGGGCTGCACCCGCGAGGTGATCTCCTCGCCGGCATTGCGGGCGACAATGGCCTGCTGCAGGTCCTCGCGGGCCTGCTGCAAGCTCATGCCGCCGGCGATGTAAGTCGCCGCGCGCTCCGGCATGCCGGCCAAGAGGCAGGCGTGCGCGATCTCCGCCGCCTCGCTCTGCGCCTGCGGCGCGGGCGCGGCGGTCGGCTGCGGATTCTGCGGCGCGGGCGGGTTCTCTGCGGGGGTCTGCTGCGATTCCTTCGGGGCTTCGGGATTCGGCGCGTGCGCCGGGGTGTTGGGGTCGGTACCCATTTCAATGTCTCCTTCCGGGAAAGTGGTAGTGGGTATCTGAAACTCGCCGCGCTGGTAGGCGGCAAGAAACTGCGTGAAGTCCATCTGCGAGTCGGCGAATCCGGCCGCGATGCCGGCGGCGCCGTAGTAGAGGTTGGCCTCCGTGGCGCGCACCGCCGCGGCGTCCATGCCGCGGTTGCGCGCGACCTTTTCGACAAACAGGTCGTAGAGTTGATCGATGCGCGTCTTGACGGCGGCGTAGGCCTCCGTCGAAAGCGGCGCGTGCGGGTTGCCGTCGTCCTTGCGGGCGCCGGCGAAGATCGTGGTGTAGCGTACGCCGATGCGTTCATCCCAACCGGAAAGGTCGACGTGTTGCGTGAGTACCCCGACGCTGCCAGTTCCCGACGTCTGTCCGACGACAACCCGGTCCGCCGCCGATGCGATGAGGTAGGCCGCGGAGTAGGCCATCTCGTTGGACACCGCCACGAGGGGCTTGTGCCCCCGCAGGCGGTAGACGTGTTCCGCGGCTTCGTAGTTGCCGTGGACCACGCCGCCGGGCGAATCGCTGCGGAGGAGCACGCGCTCGACCTCGCCGTCCGCCATGGCCGCGTCCAGCGCCAGCATGATGTCCGCGTAGGTCTGATTCGGCATCTCGCCCCACGGGTCCCAGTCGAAGCGATGGAAGCCGAGCGGCCCGAAGATGTCCACGAGGCCGACGGCGCCGAGCTTCCAGTAACCGGCGAAGACTCCCCAGCGCCCCGGGCCCGGCGTGAAACGGGCCGCCGCGATGACCTCGCGGGCTTCAACCTTCACGTCTTCGCCGCGCTGCCGCGTGCGGTCGCCGCTGTCCTGCAACCCGGCCAGCCAGGCCTCGAGGAACGACGGCGCGATGGCCAGCGGCTGGTTGACGATCTGCTCGAGCCTGGGTTTGCGCCGGCGCGTGCTCATGCCGCCTTTGCCTCCTTGCCGTCCTCGTCCTCCTCGTCGTCGTCCTTATCGTCCTCCGGCGCCGCGGCGGCGGCTGCCGGCGCCTTGCTCTTGTCGGCGATGCCCTTGCGCTTGCGCCGCTCCTGGTCTTCCGCGATCAGGTCGTAGACCTCTTCCGCGTCGAAGCCGAGTTCGGCCATGGTCTGGCTGGGCGCCTTGAGGTTGTTGTCGACGAGGATCACCTCGCCGTTGGCGTCCTTCACCGGGTCGAGCCACTGCCAGTGCGGCGGGATCCACTGCACGTCGAGGAACTCGCGCCGGCGCGCGCGGTATTCCGCCAGGCTGACGGTCTTGAAAACTCCGTTCAGCGCCGCCGCGTCCATGAACCAGGCCCACACCGGCCGGCACAGCTGAAAGACCATGATGTGGTGTTGCAGCATTTCGCAGCGGCGCCGGAACTCGAGCAGGGCGGCGCGCGTGCGGCTGTAGTTGCCGCCGGAGTAGTCGCCGGTGAGCTGCTCGTAGGTCATGCCCACGCCGGCGGCGCACGCCCGCAGCTCATGCTTGCACCAGGACTCGAAGGAGGCCTCCGCGCCGGGCGGCTGCGACCAGGTGATGTCCTCGTCCAGGCCAAGTTCGGCGATGATGCCCGGCTGCATCTCCATGGTGGCGTTGCCAAAGTCGTCCTTCGTGGTGTCGCTCTTGGCGCCGAAGTCCGCGCCGCCGGTCATCTTCTTGATGAAGGCGAGAAAGTTGGCGGACTGGCGGTTGCGCTCCATGGTGGCGTCTTCGTAGCTGTCGAGCATGTGCAGGCGCACGATCATCGAGGCCAGCCGCGAGACGCCGCGGCGCTGGCCGGGGCGGGTCACGTTGAACACGTGGCAGATCTGGTCGGCGGGTACGCGTACCGTGCCAAACCCGCCCGCCGCGCTCATCACGCTCTGGTCGCCGGGATGTTCCCGGCTGAGGTGGTATGCGACACGCCGGCCCATCCGGTCGTACTCGATGCCCATCTCGACGCGGTTGCCGTTCCACCGCTCCGGCGCGTCGCCGCTGTCGAGGTGGTCGGGTTCGAGGATCTGCAGCTGCAAGGGAACCACGAGGCCGTCGGAACGTTGCCGGTCGCGTCTGCGCACGAGGACCTCGCCGCCGGTGGAATAGCCGCGCGCGGCCAGCTGTTGCAGGCCGTAGAAGTCGAGCGCGCCCGAGGCGTCCGCCTCGTCCGTCCACCACTTCCAGACGCGCTGGATCTCCTCTTTCTTCTCCGGCTCGCCGGGCAAGTTGAGGCGCGGCACGATGCCCGTGCCCACGAAGTTGGCGACGAAGCTCTCCTCCGCGTTGCAGGCCCAGGCGTTGTTGGCGACCAGGTCGCGCGCGCGGTTGCGCAGCAGGACGGCCGAGCCGCCTACCGCCGAGTTGGGCCCCACCGTCGAGGCGCGCAGGTTGCCCATGCGCCGGCCGCTGCGAGCGCCCTCGAAATACGCCTCCTGCACGAGAGGCAGGGCGGCGCGAATCAGCGCCTGGCGAAGCGGCCGCATGAGAGCGTTGCGAACCGAGGCGAGTGCGCCCATCAGAGGCCTTTCCCGGTGCGGTTGGCGGTGAGTTTGATGCGCGACCTGGTGCTGTCCGCGTCGTCGATCTCGCGCAGCATCTCCGCCCGCAGGCTGCGGAGCTTGTCCAGGTCCGCGCGCGTGTAGGCGATGGTCTGGCCGGAAAACGACGCCGATACCACCGCCTGGCCATTGACCAGCGCCATGATGGCGGTCTGTACGGCGGTGAGGTCGGCTTCGCTCCAGGCCATGGTCAGCGCCCGCGCCTCCCCACGAATCGCACCGCGTAGACGCGGAAGGTGTCGCTGCCAGACTCGCGCCAGAGGCGGAAGGTGGCGACCTGGCCGCCGCTCCACGGCGCCGCGCTGGTGATCGGCAGCGTGAGGATCGCCGTGCACCCGCTGGTCGCCGGCATGACCAGCGTCGCCGTCGCGTTGTCGATGGCGGTCGCGTCGATTACGGCGTCGCCGTTGATGAGGAAGTCGAAGTCCACCACGGTACTCGTGGTCGTCGCCTCTTCGGTGGATCGGCAAAGCAGTTCGACGGACTCCATCGATGCGGCGACGATCCAGTCCGGCAGCCAGAGGGTCGTCCAGGCCATGTACCCGGTGCCGTCCTCGCCCGAGGCCCACTCGATGCAGGGCCCGATCTCGTACTCGCTGGCGGAGTTGGGCGCGGTCGTCGCGGTGAGGACCTCGCCGCCGGCCAGGAAGGAAGCGAGCGGCAGGTCGACGTGGAAGGTGCTGTCGGCAATCTCAAAGTCGCCGACCACCTCGGCGTGGATGTACTTGCCGGCCCACACCTTCGGCTCGACGGGCGTGTCCTGGGCGTGCACTTGCGAAAACGCCACGACGGCCAGTGCCACAACCGCCGCTGCCATTCGGATGAGAGCGTACTTGCGTTCGTTCAAGGCGGGCTCCTTTCGAGGCGAGCAATCAAGTTCTTCGGAAGGTCTCAACAGATTGAGAATAGGCAGGATGAGGCAGTGAGGGGGAGTGGCCCTATTGGGTCCCTATTGGGTCCCTATTGTGACCTTTTGCGGGCAGGGACTCGCTTCAGGGCGGCCAGCAGCTCGTTTCTGTGCGCTACCAGCGTGCCGCCGGAATTGTGAATCGGCAGGTACTTGCGGATATTGCGGAACCGTTTGCGACCGCAACGGAGCGCTTGCATGATTTCCTTCTGCCCGACTAGCAGCTCGTTCATGATCGGCCTCCCAGGCGCCCTCTTACACGTAACTCTCGCTTGCGTCGCTGCGGCTGTACCGGCGGCTTCGTCTCGGCCAGCGAGGCGGCGATGCCGGCCAGGTCCGGGTTCAGGATGGCCAGAGCCGCGGTCGCGTAGACGCGGCAGTCCAGCGCCTCGTTGCGCGCGCCGTCCGGCTTCATCCACACCCGCACCGCGTGTCCCTTGTTGTACTTGGTGACCTGCCGCTCCACCGTCAACTGCCGGAAGTACTCCTCCGTCCGCTCCATCGGGAAGTGGCAGTAACCCGGCCCCGCCGCCGGCAGCCCCAGGCGCGAGTAGAGGCTGTCCTTCGCCGTGTCGGTACCCACGGTGAAGAGCGGGCACTTGCCCGGCTTCGGCTTGGCCGGGCGGGTGATCAGCGGCCGGCCGGCGCCGGGCATGCCCTTCAGCGCGTAGACATGCCGGCTCCAGCGCGCGCGGCAGAAATCGTGCACCTGCTGCGTCTTGTAGCCGGTGTCCACCCCCGCCGCGGCGACGCTGAGCACGTTGCCGCTCTCGTGCGGGTAGGTGCCGAGGAGCGCGCGGTCCAGTTGCTCCCAGACCTCCCCCTGCTCCGGGTTGCCGAAGAAGACCTGGTAGTCCACGCTCCACGATTCGTGGTCGATGCCCCAGCCGACGATCTCCACCTCCAGCCGGTCTTTCTGCACGTCGACGCCGGCGATGAGCACCGCGGCGCCCTGGGGGACTGTGCTGTTCCACTCCTCGCGCCGGCCGTGCAGTACCTGCCAGTCGACCTTCTCGCCCTCTTCCTCCCACGTCTCCCCGAGCGAGGTGTTGACCCAGACCTGCAGCGACTTCGCCCCCTCGCGCACGGCCTTGACGTGATTGCCGGCGATGTAGCCGAAGCTGCTGTTCGCCCAGGGCGCGTACATCTCGTTGAGGTGGAAGCCGCGCACGCTCGGCCTTGGTGGTGCCGGCGTCTCCGGGTTCTCCTGCCAGGTCGGCCGCCACTCCCCCGCGGCGAGCATCTCCGGCAGGTCGGCGTCCATGATCACGCTGCCGCACTGGTCGCAGATGTAGTAGGCCTCCTCCGGCTTGCCCTTCGGCCACTCCACGCACCCCCACATGAAGCGGATCATCTCCGCGCAATGGGGACACGGCACGAAGTAGCGCCGCTGGTCGCTGGCCAGGAACTCCGTCTCGATGCGGCTGCGGCCCTTCACCGCGGGGGTGGACACGAGCACGATCTTGCGGTCCCAGAAGGTGAGGGTGCGCTTCTCCGCCAGGCTGACCGGGTCGCCCTCGTCGCCGGCGCTGTCCTCGAACCGGTCGACCTCGTCGCAGAGCACGATCTTGATCGGCTTTGACGCCAGCCCCGCCGGCGCGTTGGCTCCCACCAGCGTGAGGTGTCCGCCCGGGAAGATCTTCTTCAGGATCGTGTTGTTGCTGTCGCGCCGCTTGTCCCGCACGATCTCGGCGAGGCAGGGCGTGTCCCGCAGCATGGGCGCCAGCCGCTCCTTGCTGAAGTCCTCCGCGGTCCCCTCCGTCGGGTACACGAGCAGCATCGGACAGGGCGCGACGTCCATGTGGTAGCCGATGACGTTGAGCACCACCTCGGTCTTGCCGACCTGCGAGGACGACATGACGATCACGCGTTCCACCTCCGGATCGGAGACGGCGTCCATGATCTCCCGCAGGTAGGGCGTCCGTTCAGTCCTCCACCTTCCGCGCGCGGCGCTTGCCTCCGGCGACAGCACGCGCTTTGCGTCGGCCCACTGGCTTATTGTCAACTTTGGCGGCGGCGCCCACGCGGCGGTGAGGCCGGCGAGGAGCACGAGCAGGACCGGCGGCATCGGCGGCGGCGTCATCTGCTGGAACGCTGTCATCGGCTACGCTGCCTGCCGGCTTCCAACCGGCCAAGTCCTGAAGCGCGTAGCGGATCTCGTCTTCGAGTTTTTTTTTACCTTCGCCGGCGACTTCTCTCGCGCGAGGATGTCGGCGAGGGATGAGGGCAGGCCGAGCAGGTGCGCCTTGGCGGCGTGCACGAGGTCGCCGACCGCCTGGCGCACGAGGGACACTTCGAGCAGTTCGCCGCGCTTCTTCGCCAGATCCAGTTCGCGCAGGCGCCTGTTGGCGCGGGTGAGCGCGGCCCGCTCCTGGTTGAAACTCTCCGGCTGGTCGCTGCCCTTGCTCTGCCGGCGGATGAACTCGATGTACCACTGCACGCATTCGACCAGGTCGTAATGCCCGGGCGCGACGCGCGGCATGCCCTGCTCCTTGACGAGGCGATTGATCCACCGCGGCGTCAGGTTGAGTAGGTACGCGAGTTGGTCCAGGCCGATGAGATTGCGCGCGCCGTCGTCCGGCATCAATTCCTCCGCGGCACGTCGACGGTGAAGTTGAAGCGGCCGTGCGGGATCTCGTCCGCGGTACGGCCGCGGCTGCCGGCTTTCTCCTGTTTGAGCCCGAGCAGGCTGTTGATCTCCCTTTGGACGGCGAGGCAGGTTTTGTAGTCCTGGATGTTCAGACTGAGCGCGTAGAGTCTGTTCAGGCGCTCCAGGGCCTTCGCGAGTTCCACCTCGCTGTCGACGGCCTGCCGCGTGAAATGCGCCAGCGCCGCGGCCAGGTGCTCCTCCATGCCTTTGTCGGTGAGGTGCCACTCTGTCTTTTCGGAGTTGATGTAGGCGTGGATCTCGCGCGGCGCGGCGCCGTCACGCAGCATGTCCACGATCTTTGCAAGAGCCGCTTCAATCAGTTCGCTCACGTTTCTGTCCCTTCTTGAACATGCCCTCCATCCACTCGCGGTGGAAGTCGTAGAGGCCGCGGTGGTGGGTGAGCACGTACTGCTCGACGCGCGGGTTGGCGTTGAAGTTGGCCGAACCTTCGACAGTCAGGTAGATCTCCCGGTCGTGCCGGCAGAGCAGGGTAATCTTGGCGTGGTTCTCGAAGGCCACGTAGCGCTGGCCCCGCGCCTGCAGGCCTTCGAGCAGGGTGGCGTAAACCGCCGTCTCCCGGCGCTTGAAGTAGGTACCCGTCATCATGGTGATCTGGCCGATCGTGCCGGCGTCAAAGAGCTGCAGCATCTCGCGCGCGTTCGGCCGGGAGAGGGTCCAGGTGGATCCGAAGAACTCGTCGGCGCGGCCGCCCATGAGTTCTATCAGCACGGGGATCCACGTCCAGAAATCATAGCGGCCGTTGCTGACCATGTGGATGCTCTGGCCAGGCTCCGGCAGCGCGTCGAGCACGTCGCGCAAGTGCTCTTTCCGCATCATGTTGATCAGCCGTATCTTGCTGTCACGGATGAACTTGAGGCCGCTGGGCGCCATGTCCTGCGATTCAATGTCGTTCTCGTCGTCCAGCCAGGTGGCTTGACGGTCGTCCGGGTTGAGAAAGTCTAGGGCAGATGATTCCGGCAACGTGCGAATTCTCCGATGGAATGGAACTGTACTTTTGGGGATTCGTATCTAGAGGGTTTCCGCGAGTCCGCGCACCCGTCAGGCCCCTCCCCGGGGTAAGGACCCGTCCCACCGGCGGGGGCGCGCCGGATGTCCTGCGCCACAGCGCCGGGTGGTAGGGGGTCATTGGGACCTCCGGCGTGTCGCGCCGCGGCTCTTGAGGCTCTGATAGTTCGCCTCGGCGCGCAGGTTGCCGACCATGCGCTCCTGCGTGAACGGCTGAAGGGTGTCCAGTTGGTTGTTGAAGGAATCGAGCACCGTGGTCGTGAACAGCTCTCGGATCGGCAAGCCGGATCGCTCCCGCGCCGATGCCTTTTCCGGTTTCCGGTTCTCCCAGCCTGGCTCGCGAACCCATACACCGCGATGGCCGCTTTGCGTTTTTGCAATGAAGGCGTGACGAAAGGTAATCGCGCCTCGGTTTTTCTTGACGCGCACTCGCACCCCGCGGCGCCGCCCGCCCTGCTGCTCGGCCGTCGTGAGAAAGTCCCAGACGGGCACGCCACGCGCGCGGCGGTTCTGGCGTTGCGGTCGGACGTGCACCTCGGCAACCTGCCGTTGGCCGGTGGCGTGGCGTACGCTGAGGTGTTCCTTGACGATCTTGGCTGGCAGGTTCAACTCGGCGCGGATAAGGCGCGAGGCTTGCACTTGGACCTGGTCGGCTGTTCGGTTGAGCGCTCGCGTGGTCGCTTTCTCGATCTCGGTAGAGAGGAGGTCTCCGAAGTTGGTGCCGGGCCTGCCTGTGACTAGATCGACTGTGATCTTCATCGTATGCCAGAAATCTAAAGCACGATAACCTGCGTGAATAGATGCCTTGTTGTGCCGAATCATGCCGCTCGCTCATTTCGTGGTGCCGCCGCGGCCTCCAGGATGCGGTCGAACGCCTCGACCAGTTCATCCTCGTAGGCGCACAAGCGGCCGTTGGGCTTTCGCCGGATGGCCGCGCCCAAGTCCTCGCGCAGCGTGCGGAACTCCTTCGGCCCCAGGCCGAGCGCGTCCCGGATCGCCTTCCCGCCATGCAGAATGCGCCGGCGTATCATGTTCCTCCCCACACGGTAGCCAGGTTGTCCACGCGGTAGGGTGCTGCATCTGCCGGCGTGATGCGCTTCCAGCGGTCGATGTAAATGGAATGGAGGATCTCGCCATGGAGCAGGAACTCCCCACTGGGGCAACGCCAGAGCAGATAGACGGGGCGACCGTCCCGATACCGCATGGCCAGGAATTGCAGTTGGTGCGGCTTCAGGCCCTTGTCGTCCACGTCCAGTTGATCGACCTCTGTCCGCTTGATCTCCAGGTAGGCGATACTGCCGCGGATGTCGAGTATTGCGTCGCAGCCCGTCTTGCCCGTGGGGATGATGATGGTGCGGTCGTCCTTTGTGATGCGCCGGGAGGGCGGGATCCATGGGTACAAGTACACTCCCTGGCGCGCCCAGATCGCCGCGACCTGTTCCTCGATGGTCCGCTGGTATCCCATGTCCTGGCGCTTGCGCCGGCTGGCGCCAGTGGGCTTCCATTTACCGTGCATTGCGGACTCCATCAAAGCGGAGTGTCACCAAGTCGTGAACCTGGGTGGCCAGGTTGTAGATTTCTTGCCAGTTGGGCTCACGCGTGGCTGCCAAGGCTTCCAGGCGCTTTATGACTTGGTAGTTAGCCATGCGGATGTCGCGCAGCACGTCGTCTCTACTGTCATTCATACTCTCGGGCGGGAGGTTCTCGGGCGGCCCCACAATCGTCCCGCCGTCGAGCGGTACGTATCCCGCTCCGGCTTCCTCAATGGCAATCCAGCGCTCCAGCACGTGTGCGCACTTCTTGAGGTCGGGCAAGGGGTCCGCGGTTTTATGACCAGCGCGCCGCCCGTACTTCAGCACGAATCCACGACAACAACCTCTGGCCTCCTCCAGGCTCATCTGTTGGAGGCAGTCCAGCACGTCGTGGCCAGGGGCGAAAAGGTAGTAGTGCGGCGTCTTTTCATCGGCCATGGCAAGTCCTCCGGAAAATATAACCGGATTCCATAACCCGGTTTTCTTGACGTTCGATCAGTTTCTATGCGGCCTGCTGCAGGCGCTCGATTATCCGTCCCAGGTGTTCCGTGGCCGCTCGCTGCGCCAGCATACGGTCCTCGTGGCTTTCGGCGTGGTCGCCCATGAGGCCCACAAACTGGCCTACCTTGATTCCGAGCGCGTCCTGGATGGTCTCGTCCGTTCCCGTTGCGGCGACGCAGTAGTAGCAGAGGATCGACTCCGCCGTCGCGCCGATCCGGTGCAAGCGGTCCTCGCACTGCGCATGGATTGCCGGGCTCCAGTCGAGCTCCGCGAACACCACGCACGTTCCAGCCTCCTGCAGGCCGTCGAGTCCAGCAGCCGTCCGCAGCGAGAGTTGGAGCACCGCCGCGTCGCCCGCAATAAACCGGCGGCGCGCTTCTTCCTTCTGGGTTTCGGTTTCTTTGCCCGTCAGCCTGGCCGCGGTAACTTGCAGGTACTCCGAGATCGTATCGTGCACGTCGTGGTGCCAAGCGTACACCAGCGGCCGTTCGCCGGCTTCGACCAGCCCGCGCACGAACGCAGCGACGTAGGGCGCCTTACTGACCCCAGTGGCAAGCCGCGCGTAGGTCTCGATCAGGCGGCCCGTCTGTCCCTTCTCCTGCCAGTTTCGAATGTCGGCGTAGCGGCCCGCCAGATCCTTGGCTGTTGCCGCCAGGCGGTCGTAGCAGGCTTCGTCGTGGTCGACGGTCCACACCACGCGCCTCTTCGGCGGCAGCTGGGTCTGGACGTCCTCCTTCCGCCGCCGAATCATCAGTCCCTCGCGGCGCAGGTACTCGCCCAAAACCTCCGGCTGCCGGACGCGCTGTTTGCCGTAGCCGTCGCACCACTCGCGGGAAAAAGAATCGAAGTCTCCCAAGCAGTGGTAGTCGAGAATGTTAAGCACAGACCACATTTCGGCCCCGTAGTTGTAGATCGGAGTCCCCGACAGGCCCCAACAGTACTGCACCTCGCCGGCGAGGTACGATGCAGCCGTGTACTTCATCGTGCCGGTGTTCCGCAGCTCCTGGACCTCGTCGAATACGACCGCGCGCGGATCGGCGCCGAGAAGGGTCGATTTCCACGCCGCGAGAAGCCCGTAGTGGATGAGATAGAGCGAGGCATTGGGTAACTCCTTTGGCGGCGTCAGTCCGCGGCTGATGTACACCGTCGGCGCCGGCGACAGGAACGCAGCACTCATCCGTTCCCATTGCCGCAGGACGTTGGGGGGACACACGACGACGACCGGCCAGGCGCCGACGTGGGCGAGGGCTGCGAGGGCCGTGACCGTCTTTCCGAGTCCCATGGCGTCGGCCAACAACGCGCGCTCGTTGGCGGCCAGGTAAGCCACGCCCTCAGCCTGATACGGGTAGAGCGTCCCCGAGAATCCCGCCGGCGTCGCGACGGGTGCGAGGGTTTGTTTCTCCTCACGCCGGAGGGCATGTTGAATCGCTTTTTCTCGGTCGGCCCCGAACCTCTCCGGGCATGCGATCTCCATGGGGTAGCGCAGGAGTAGCCAGTTGAGCTCTCCCACCATGCGCCGCGTCCCGGCGAAGCGGATCTCCTGCAGGAGGTTCATGCGCTTGGTGGCCGTGCACCCTGGAAAGACGCGCTTGGCGAATTGCAGCACTTGCGGAGCGGCCCGTAGGATGTACTGCTGGGTAGCCTCGTCCCATTGCACCGTGCCATTGGAGCGGCCGGTTACGGTCGGCTCGGCGAGGTACAGCGGAAGATTATCGGGTTTCGATAATTCGATAATCGGCTGATTCACAGCGCAACTCCCCCCAGGCGGGACAGCGCCAGGTACCGCACCGGCTTGCCGTGGATTTCCGAGGACGGCGGTACAAACGCGCAGCGCTCGACAATCACGAGCAGGGCATCCAGACTCGGAAAGGCGGCGTAGCGTTCCACCTGGGCCTCCAGTCGGCCGCTGTTGGGCTTCCCCTTCTTGACCTCAATGCCAACGTTCCCATCGCAGCGGAAATCGATCCGCGCGCGCGGCCCAAGTCGGAACTCGTGTTCGAAATGGATATCCCACAAGCGCAACCCGAACTCGATCTGCAGGTGCAGTTGATGCTCGATGGAGTAATATCCGCCATCGAGGCAATGCAGCAGCGCCTTCTCGACCCGCTCCAGCGCGGCGATGCTCACAACCGACGCAATCACGCCCCCACCTCCGCCCGTGTCTCAATCTCCCGCCGCTTCTGCGCCAGAAACCCGGCGCTGAGCCTCTGCAACGCGAGCGCGCAACTCGACCGTTCCAGCGCTCCCGCCTCCGTCACGTGCTCCACGTGCTCGCGAAAATCCCACCCCAGGCCCTCCGGTGGGTCCCGGTAGCCAAGCGCCCGCAACTCCGAGAGCAGCGGCTCCGCGGCCCGCGCCTCCTTGCTCGAGACCGGCAGCGCCGGTATCTCCTCCAGCCGCCCAGGCTGCGCATAAAAACCCCGCACGCAGTCTCGCGCGTCCTCGCTGGGCGGCGTCCGATCCCGACGAGCCTGTCCGTTGCCACGCGCATTCCCCCCCGCAGGGGGGGGAAGGGGGGGATCTGGAAAGGATAGGATAGGAGAGGAAGGGAGAGGGGTATTACTACTGTGATTCTCTCCGTATACGGCGCGTATACCTCCCGTATTCTCGGGGCGTTCCACAACCGCGGGTCGGGTATTCCCCCGCCCCGCCCGGTTCCGGTCCCAGCGAGCCTGGATCGCCTTCTGCGCCCGCTCGGAACGTTCCTCCGCGCCGGCGACCCACGGCTGGCGCTTCTCCCAGTTGTGCAGGCACAGGCCCTCGGGAGTCTCGTCAATCCACCGCCGATCAATGAGCGTCCGCACGAACTGCTCAGGATCTCCGTCCCACCCGGCGGCGACGGCGATATCAATCGCGTCCCGGTTGGAAAGATTGCCGTCCCGGTTGTTATTGGCCGCGAACATCCACAGCCGCTGCAGGTGGATGGGAGCCAGCGGCCCCAGCTCCCTCGCCAGCCGTTGCGTCTTTGGATGGTCCCAAAAATCCACGGCGATCCGGATGTCCTCAATCTGCGCCACGAAACCCTCCTACTTTCCTACACAGCGGCTACAAAGATCCGCTTCAACCCACGAGCAACCTTCTTCACACGCGCGGTCATCGGTGCATCCGCACACTCTGCAGCGCCGCTCTGGGCTGTTCGGTTCGGATCCGATGAGGCATAGGAAGCGGCCCGGCAGTTGCAGGATCGGTTCCGGATCGCTCGCCGGCGTCGTGTGCCAGTTGGCGGCAGTAAAGGCAGCAGCGACGAAGCGAGGATCGCAGCACGCCTCGATGGCGCCGTCCGGAAGCGGCGGCTGCATAGCCATGATCTCGGTAGCCTCTACCATTTGGGACAGCGTGTAGCGCGAGAGGTCCGGGCAATGATCGCGAAGTCCCTCGCTGAAAAAGAACACGCGCACCAGGTCGGCGTTGATCTGGCGCGCGACGGACAGCGGCATCGAGCCGTGATGCACGATCTGTTCTCCGATGAGGAGCGGTAGAGTCGCCATTCCTCTGACACCGCTGGCCAACCCCACCTCGCGTATCCGCTTGTCGGCTGACTTGATGAGCACGTAGTAGGGCGCGTCTGGTGGAAGGCTGATGCTACTCATCGCCATCCTCCAGCGTGTCGTCTCCCGCAGCCGCATGCATGCGATCGCGCTTCGGCGTGGTCTTCTTCGCGCCCTTCTTCCCCAGCTTCCCGTTGTCCGCTCCCGCCTTCTTTGGCGTCCCGTCCTCGTTCAGGCTCTCCCACGACTTCGGGTACGGCTTTTCGGCCTCCGCGGCGCGCGTGAGAGCTTCGAAATCGATCCCGAGGCAGCGGCAGATCAACTTCACTTCCTCGCAGGCGTCGGGCTCCACACCGCTCCACGCGCCCAGGCTGTTGCGCGTGCCGCAGATCGCGGTCCGGAGATGCGGCAGGCAGTGCCGGGCCAGCCGTTCCGTGCGCGCCCGATCATCCATCAGGCCGCGCGCCTTCTCGTAGATCTCCCAGGCATCGTAGTAGTCGCCGTCCCACTCTCCACGTTCGACCCCGTACGCCAGCACGAGGCAAAGCACCACGCCGCGCCATTCATCGCTGGTGTTCGCGCTGCACAGGACGGCGTGCAGGTCCTCGGAATCCTCCAGATCACGGATCCGCTCCTCGATCTGATCGAGCACGATCTTAAACCGCGTCTTGGCGTACTGCGCCCGGCGCTCCTTGAGGGGCTTCGGCGCCGGCTTGCCGTCGGCCGTCGTGCTCGACGTGGAGTGCGCCGATCCCACGCACCCCCAAAACCACGAGCCCGCCTTCGGGCCGTCGACGTGGATGATCGGCCTCGCGCCGCGGGCGCTCTTCGGGCATCGACTGACCATGTGGTCGCGATAGATTCCCGCCTCCTTGTTTTCGCTGCGCCAGTCATTCGTGATTCTCAGGGGCTCTTTGCCGGTCTTTGCGCGCAGTTCGGCCTGCTTGATATCCACCACCGCCGCGGCCTTCTCGGCCCAGCATTCGGGATCCAGGCAACGGGCATCCTCGGCGATGGCAGAATCCTCGGTCAGGCCAAGATCACCAGCGTCCCACAGCCGCGGCTCCCGGTCGCTGCGATGCGGGCACTCCCTACATGCGCCGCACGCGGGCACGAGGGTGGCGTCGTCCAGCTTCCACGGCGCCGCTGCCAGCGCGTGCAGGTAGCCGGAGATTTCACGCCGCAGATCCGCCAGGCTGCAACGCAGCACGGTATTGTGATCGCGAAAATTATAGTAGTAGTGGCCACGTTCACGATTGCGCCAATCGAAGACCTCGATCAGGCGATCCTGCGACTGCGTTGGAAACCGCGCGATGAGTTCGAGGTGCGCGGCGCTCCAACCCCCAACCCCGATCTCAGGATCTGCGATCAACGCCTGCCAGCGCTCCGACAGTTCCGCCAGCCGCGCCCGTCGCGCCGTCCATGTGGCGCTCATACCCAGCTGCGTCGCTGCCTGCTCGAGCGTCCAGCCCCGCTCCAGCATCAGCGCGATCGCGCGTCCCTGCTCCAGCGGGTGCAAGTCCTGCCGCTGCAGGTTCTCCACCACCGTGATCTCCAGCGCGGTGCGATCGTCCATCTGCCGGACCAGCGCCGGGATCGTCTCCCGGCCGGCCAGGCGCGAGGCGAGCAGCCGGCGATGGCCGGCGCGCAGGTCGTAGTGTCCGGGCAGGTCCGGATGCGGGCGGACCAGCGCCGGCTCCAGCACGCCGATCTGCCGGATGCTGTCCGCCAGTTCGAGGAGCTTCGGGTCCCGCTTCCAGTCCTTCGGGATGATACGCGTGTTGTCCGGTGTCGGGTGCACGCGGTCGAGCGGGATCTCTCGCAACTCGACGCCCACTGCGTCCATGGGTACGAGAGTGGGATACCCCACCTCCTGCGGGAGATCCTCGAACTCGTCTCTCGGATCCTCCGGCGCCGTGATGATCGGCTTCTTCCCCCTCTTGTTCTTAGTCGCTTGCGGAGCGGTAGTCATGGCTGAATCCTCCTCATGTGTAGTTAGGGCTTTAACCTAAAGCCATAAAAGATGGCTGTGTTTTCAGGCGGCAACTTGCTGCCCGAGGTCGATCTGCAGGACCTCTGCGAGCCGGTCGCGCAACGCCGGCGCAACGGGAAACCGATTGTCCTGCCATCCGCGCAGGGTGGCGGGAGATATCCCAATAGCGGCCGCGATCTCCTCCTGGCTCCGCCCGTCCAGTTCGCATCGGGTTCGAATCCGGCAGGCCAGCCGAGCGCGCGCGCGATCGTCGGCATCGCGTACCGGCGCGCGATCGTCCTCGGGCATGTTTTGCTTGCGACCACGTGTGCGGGTACGCCTATCAACGGAAATCGGAGCAGTCTCGTCGTCAACGAGCGCCTCGTCGTCAGAGTCGGCCTCATGGTCGTCATTGTCATCGTCATCGTCTGTGTCGAGTTGAGCAGGCGGCGGCCCCTGCCAGGGGTTCGGGCTCTGGAGGGACGGGTGGCCGCCTTGGCCATCGAGGGTGATGCCGAGCACCTGTTCGAGATCGTTTCGGTATCGCATCGCCACTCGCGTAATGCCGCACCGCCAATTTGTGATGCTTGAGGGGCTCGCCCCCAGTTCCCGTGCGACCGCGGCGACGCTCAACCTGAGCCTGGACATCGCCTCGCGGATGATCTGCCCCTGTCTCACGAGTTCCGGCGACGGTTCAACCGCCGCGTGGGGATCCACCGGTGTGAGTATCACGCCAGCTACGGTGATTTCGCCCGCCTCCTCGTCGTCCTCCAGTGCGCCACCAGGATTGACGTCGAGCAGATCGGCGCGCGCTGCCATTGGCTCGGACTCAGAGACGGGCTGGCTAGGGCCATCGTCGTCGACGGGCAACTGGAGCCCGAACATCTTGTTTAGGGTGCGCCGGCGCGCGCGCGGGATCGGCTCGCGCCCGCGCCTCCACGAGGCGACTTGCGTGGGGTTCGCGCCCAACTCTGATGCCAGTTTGGTGTTGCTGACACCCCGGTCGGTGAGCGCCCGGTCGAGCGCCTTGGCTTCAATCATCCGTTGCGCCTGCGGGATTCCGTGCTTACCCGCCTTCGGTCTGGGTTTCGCATCGGCCTTCGATCCAAGTTTGGACCTTCGGTCTTGGTTCGGAAGGGCCTTTGGGGTGCGCTCCGAAGTCGTCGACTCCTCCAGCTCCTCCAGGAGATCCCCCATATCGGCTGTGAGATCCCGCAACCGGACCATGATCCGCTCTGTCAGCGCATGCACTTGAGGCAGCACGAGTACATACTCCACACCATCCAAGGTCAGTCGTCGAACGTTGTTCATTTCCACAGCACCTCTCAGTTGTTGGTTGGTCGACCGATATCTTGCAAGGCGTCCAATGATTTCTTGGTGTCTGACGGCCCCAGCGTCCTCGTCCAGCAACGCAGGACGCAAAGCACCGCGCGCAGGACACACACCAGGAGCCACTCCGCACAGCGACGGCGCCAACTCAGTCGCGGCCTTTCGCGCTCCGGAGCGGTAGTCAGCATCTGGCGTACCATGTGTTGGGTCATTTGCGCCGCTCCCGGTCATAGATGCGCCGCGCCACGGCTTCCTCCCGCGAGCGTAAGTAGTCGCGCACGCGGGAGCCGGCCGCGTAGGCGCGTCGGTCTGTGAGATATGTTTCCGTGGCTTCCTTGAGGAGATTTGCGCCGCGCCAGATCCGCCATCCCCAACAGGTACCACTGCCATATGTTTGGACTCGCATCGGCAATTCGCGCGGCGGCCGCAGGAGGCGCTCGCGGCGCCCAGCCGTCGTCGCATTGTCCCAACGTCGGCGTTTGCCGCGGGCCACGTCCTGCGGCGTCGGGCCTCCTGCAGGCCAATGAACGCCCATGAGCCCATGGCATTGGGGGCAGCGCGGGTTGACGACCAGGTCGTCGCCCTGGGGCAACCCCTCGAAACCACAGTCGCGGCAGATCACGACGCACCCCGTGGTACCGGCGCGTCGGCCGGCAGGACGTCGGGCATGGGCTTTATCTGCCGCATCCGAGAGGTGAACTCGGCCCAGGTGAATGCGCGCACCACATCGGGAATCTCGACGACTTGCATACCGGTGCACTCAACCAGTCCGTCCCGTTCCACGGAAAAGGGTTCGTATAACTGGCCGTCCCCGTCCTGGTAGATGCCGCAGAGGGTGACGTGCTGCAGCCCCGGAGCACCGTCCTGGCGCTGCACCTCGGCGAAGCCGTGGCGGCTGGTCCGCCGCTCGCGCTCATAGTTGGCGCCTCGCGCGAGGGCCTCCGCTATGGCGCGGGCGAAGCGGCCGCCCGGGTCCTCGGACTTGTACTGCGCGACGGTACGGTTGTAGGGGTCCAGCACGTCGCTACGGTTCTCGAGCTGCACCACGCGATACCTCATCTCCGTCCTCCGTGTCGTTTGCCGCGCGTGCGGCGTTTGTTCCCTCGACGCGCCCACTCGCGACGCTTGCGCCGGCGCCAAGCGGTAAATACGTCGTGGGCCTCAGTTCTGTCGGCGTAGCCTCGCGTTGAGCGGGCGATCACGTCCTCGCCCTGCAGCGCCTCCCACCACACGAGCCCGTCGCGCGTGTGAAAGCGAGGTGTGATTGGAATTCGCAGCCGGAAATAGACCTCAAGGCTGGCCCCACTCATCCCAGCCACCCCACCAGCCACAGGCCGCCGATAGCACCGGCCGCTCCCGCAAACACCCCCACGACAACCCACCACGAACTCAGGCGGCGACAACGTCGCTGGCGTAGAAAGATCAATTCCTCCACGATTGCCTCCATCGGTTTGTCGTCTCCGCGCAGCGACGCAATCAGCGCCGACCGCTTTTCCCTCCAGGTGGTCGAGCACCCGGGCGCCTCACGCATCGGAGGGCTCGATCTCGAGGACGTGCGTCGGATGCCACAGCCCGTTGGCCTTCGGCATCTGGTCGGTGATAGCCGGCACGATCACGCGCTGCCATTCGGCAAACGACACCCATCCGGTTGTGTTGTTGAGGCAATTGACGTCCCACACCCCGCGGGCCTCACCCGCCGTGGCGGCGCCTATCCAGTGGGTGTAGCGGCACTTGGCGCGCCACGGCGCGCTCGCCGCCGTCCACGGCCCCTCCCACTGCACACGCACGAGGCCCCACGTCGGCCAACGGCTGGCAGGGACCAGCCTCCAAGCGCGGCCGTGTCCAGCTGCTTTCAGGTAGTCCAGAATCCAATACATCAGTTGCGGATTGGTGTACTTCTTCTGCTCGAATTCCCCGAGGTAGGGCCGCACCTCGTCGAGCGTCAAGCGCAGCATCGCGGCGATCGCGCTGGGCCCGCAGTTGCAGCCCCATTCGCGCCAGGCACGTTCGGCGTCCTCGTAGGTGAAGCGGACCTTTAACGGGGTCACGGCGTCACTCCTTTATCGTGGCAAAGACGTATCGAAATGGAAGTGGATGCGCACCTTCTTGATAACCAAGCCTCCGTGGCAGCGCAGTAGGTGTTTGGCCTCGGCGTAAGTGCGCCGCCTGAGCGCTCCGCGGATGCCGACGCGCGGTCGCGCCTGCCAAGTGTCTCCCACGTTGAATCCATGCAGGAATCGCCTCTTACCTGACTTTGTCGGCGTGCACTCGACCACGTAAAAGGCATTGGGGTCGCGCTCTACCGAATCCATGTTGCTCACGTGAAGAGCCTCCCCTGCCGGTCGTAGTACTCGACCTGGACGTCCCAGACGTGCGCGATACCAGCCGTGCGCGGCACCCACCCGACCACTGCAATCAGAAAGCGGCGCGCCCCGCGCAGGGCGTCATGCCTCCGGTTGTAGGAGTCCGTCGACCGCGCCGGCTCCTGGCGCGGCGAGACGATCTCCCACGTCCAATTATCCTTGCCGGTCTGTTGAATCACGATCCGCAGCATGCTTTGCCTCCCACATCCTTGCCTTGATGCGCCTCAGCAGCACGAACTCAGCCTTGATGTTCGCTTCCATTTCCGCCACGGTCTGGCGCCGTTTCCGGCTGCCGGGATAGGGCAGCACGTTCAACCAGTGCCGCAACTGCAGGATGTCCGCGCGCTCAATCTGTTCCGCCGTGGGATAGCGCACGAGCCCCCGCCGCATCAGCGCTCCGTCTCCATCTCCTCGATCTCGCGCTGCAGCCGTGTCAGCGTCTCCCGCCTTGTCTGCGCCCCGGCCTCGAGCTCCGCCGTAGTCCGATGCGGCAGGAATACCTCGTCGAACGAACGGGCCCCGAGATTCCGACAGAACTGGTAGATCCGCCGCGCTACCGCGCGCGCCTCTGCCCGGTCCCGGTACCCGATCCCATCCATCCCGCACGCGATGTGCTCCTGGCCATCCCAGAATTCGAGGCGGTACGACTCCGGCGTCTCCCGCGGCGTCCCCCGCTCCACAATCCAAGCCTTCGGCTTAGGCCCAAACATCGGCTTCTTCTTCACAATTCCAACTCCGGCCACTCGTCCCACGTCCGCCCGTCCAACACGCGCCCCGCCGTGTGCTTTCCAACGCGCGCCATTTCAGCGCCGTCAAGGAACCGATGCATGGCGTCGTGATTGATCCCGATACAACTCAGCTGCTCGACCGGGATATACCCACCCCACTGCTTGAAGTAGAACGGCACGCGGGCCTCGTTGCACTCGTCGCGCAAATCCCGCGCCCACTGGGGATGCATCGGTCGCGCCCCGGGTCCCGACTCACCGCCCACGATCACGCCGTCGATACCTGATCCGCGCTGCCCGTTGGGCGGATTGAACTCGTGCGATCCGCACCAGTAATTGGTGCGCCCGCATGCCGGGCACGTCTCTTGCCACGGGTCGGGGAAATATCCGCGACAGCCGGAGCACTGCCAGGCGATGTGCATCCAGCCCCGCAGGTCCACCGGCCCCAGCAGCGGCTCCGCACTGACAATCCGCCGCGCCGCCGGCGTCGCCAGCAGGAGCGGAATCCGCGCATCCGCGCTCGCCTGGTCCTCCACGGAGACGCCAAGGATCACGTTGCGGAACATCTCCGCCGTCTTGTCCGCCTGGCCGAACGACTCCATGTAGGCGCGCATTCTCTCCGGCCGCTTGGTCAGCACGATGAATTCATGCCGCCGCGCGCGATACATCACCGAGAGCACCCGCGCAATAAACTCCAGCGGCACGGCCTCGTGGAACAGATCGCTCATCGAATCCACGAACACCCGCCGCGGCCGCTTCCAGCGCAGGGGAATCTCCAGCCGCTCCGGCCAGATCCGGACCTCACCGAACGACGTGTGGTAACACTCGGGCATCGGTTTGCCGGCGAGGTGGCCCTTATGCCGGCGCTCGTGCGTGCGCTCTGCGAAGCAGTTCCGACAGCCCTCCGAGACCTTGGTGCACCCCGTAGTGGGGTTCCACGTCTCCCCACCCTCCAGCCACTCAATTGCGCTCGGCATGCGGGTTCTCCTTGCGGTTACGTGTCTCGGTCCAGATCCGGACGGCTTCGCGGGCCTCGACGGGCACGGCGCCGCGGCGGATCGCTAGGCCGCGCATGAACGGCGTCAGATCGTAGTGCGCGACGAGTGCGTGATCCTGAAACCACGCCCGCTTTAGCCCCATCGCCGCCGCGAACTGGTGCAGCTCCACGACGGTGTCGGCGAACAGGTGGCAGGCCTGTCCATACGGCCAGCGCCGCGTCTTTGGGTACGACCGGAGGGAATCCACGTAGACGCTCATGGGGTACATGATCTCCTTTTCGCGGCCTACTCTCTCTTCACGCCCTCCGGTTGGCGGGCGCCGAAGGAGACGGGCGAGCGTCAATCTCGCCCGCTCCCTTCGTCGATGGGGCGACCAAACCCCGGAGCGAATACCCGTCTCTCCGGGCCGCTACACCACTTGCTCTCGCCTGGCAGGTGTCGCCTCGCTCGGAGAATTCCACTCCGGCCCCCTCAACTTCGTCTCCGGTCTCCAAGTAGGAAACCGCGCGTGAGGTCGCGGGCATCCAGCCATCTCACCACTCAAGATAGGGCAGGTGTCGCCCTTACCGGTCTCTCCCGGCCGTCACGCCGCGTATTTCCCCAAGGTTATGGGCACCGCTCGACGCTTCGGGTAGCCTTTCCTGTAACCCATCGGGTTACACCGTATCCTCGTCTCCCGCGCCCTCTGCCTACGCCTCTCCGTGCACGTCCGCGGCCGTTGTTCGGTAGCGCTTTCCTTCTACTTCGAAATACATCCACCGGCGTCCCTTCTTCACGAGCGTCATGGGGCGGTCGTAGCGGCCCCGCCAGAACACGAGGTAGACCTGCCCTACCTCCAGGTCCTGTTTGATGCGATCACTCGCGGACGGCATCCGCACGGCTCCTCTCGTGCGCTTCCAGAAAGGCCAGCGCGTCGTCGGCCAGTTCCCACGTGCGGACGAATCCCCACCATCCGTCCTGGTACTCCATCAGGAACCGCAGCATGCGCGGCAGCCGGTCGTGGCTGCGGAGCGATTCCAGGAAGGCCTCCTGCGCGTCGTGGCCGGCGTGCTTGAGCGCATCGGCCGCGCGCTCGTACGTGGTCGGGTCGGTCATGGCAGTCTCCTTGCGTCCTTCGTCCCAGGCGGCCAGGCACTGCAGCCGGAGCGCCTCGGGCATGTAATCCACCACGGCGTAGAGCGTGTACGGGTTGGCGTCGCAGGCCCTCGCCCGCCGCCCCCATTCCCGCGCGCCACGGACGTCGTCGGGCGGAATCACCATTCATTCCTCATGAAATCGGCTCTCACTCTTTCCAGAGCCTCCGGCAACCGGTCCAACTCCCTGCTTATGAACCCCAGCACCATCGGTGCGTTCCCGATATCCGAACTGAGGGTCTCGATCTTCTTCGTCAAGTTGTGCAGCTCGATCTCAGTGTCGCCCAACGTCGTCTGCGCCTCAGTAAGCGACTTGTAGATGGACATGATCCGGTCGGCCGTCTCCGAAAGATCGTCCTGCAGGAGAGACACGCGCGCTTGAAGCCGCTCTGACTCCATCGCTTGATTGAGGCTTCGTTCAGAACGCCCGGATTCCCACTCGTCCGCCAAGGCATCGATTTCGTCGACGCTGAGGTGCTCTAGAAGTCGATAACCCAGGTAGGGGTTAGGTGAATCTGTGCTCGCAGTTCTTCCGAATCTCCGGGCGTCCTTAGGATCCTCCGACGGCACCACGTATCTCGGTGCTACCTCATCATCAAAGTCGTCCAATTCCTCGACCGAGTCGTTTGCTTGAGCGATGTCTTCGTTCATCGTCTTCCCTCCATCTCCTTTTGGTTCCCCGCCAAGAGCGCGGCTTCCCGCCTCTCCAGCCGGGCGATGCGTTCCTCCAGCCGGGGGCGGGCGTGGCGGACCAGTGCGTCCAAGCTCTGCCGTTGCCAGGCGTCGTCGGCGATGTCCCGCCGGTAGCCGTCCTTGAGCAGCCCGATGGCCTCCCGCAGCTCGAGCGTCTCCGCCCGGGCGGCCGGGTTCAGCTCCATGTGGTGCAGCGTCCGCTGCGCCTGCTCGATGCCCGGCGCGTAACCCCGCTCCTCCGCGGTGCGGTCGTTTGCGAGAGTCGCCTCACCGTCCTCGATCAGGCCGTTGATCCAGACCAGCTCCTGCCGGATCATGGCCAGATCGGAGCGGACGGTGCACAGCGCCTCGCAGCGGTCCTCGATCACGTCGCGCAGATGGTCGGGTTCGGGGGCCAGCATGATCTCAGCCACGGTTGCGATTCTCCCGGCAAGTTTTGCCTCGGCGCCGCTCCTGCGGCCGCGCGGTCGGTTTCAGTGTTACGGTTTGCGTACGTGTCTCACGGGCCAGCGCTGCCTGGTGGATACGCCGAGCGAGGAGGGGGTTGTATGGATCCCGATGGTTCGTCACCGTTTTGCCTCAACTCCGCATTCGAGGTCGTTTGTGCGATCAACGATGTCCTGCCAGTCCAGGCCCGCGACGTTCATATGTGTCACCTGTTGGCGATAGACCTGCGCGGTGAAGTCGAGCACGTCGAGGAGGTGGGACACGTCGGCGCGCGTGAGCCGCAGGTGCGGCGGTGGCAGCTGGCAGTGGGTACGCACTGTCTCGGGAATTGTGAAAACCGGCCGCAGTGCGCCGTGGCGCGCGAGGGCGTGCAGGATCTCGCCGACCGTGCTGCCGGAACCGTTGCACGTCGGCGTCACGGTGCGCCGCTCCGGCTCCGCAGGCCCGACCGGCCGCGGGAACGCCTCAGCGCTGTATGCGCCCGAAAGCAGGGACACAAGACAGGCGACGTTCTGCGGCGTCAGAGCGCCGCACACACGGTAGAACGTCCGCACGTCGTCGGCGAAACGAGCCGTGACACGCAGGCCGGCGATGGCATGTACAATGAGCCGGACCTCGGCAATCGTCATGCCGTGTTCGGGCGGAACGATGTCGAGTCCGCTTCTGGGCGGGCGCGTTTCTCCGGTGTAGTCGGTGGCGCGAGAGTTCATGGGCGTAGCCTCCTTCTGGGAGTAAATGCGCCGGCGGCCTCCGACGACACGATTGCGGAGACCGCCGGCTCGGGGCGGGCACGGTAGGGGCACAGCATGGATGTCCGCCTGCGGAGCAGGGTCATGGCAGGTACCTCTTCTCAAGGCTCGGGCGCGTCGGTCAGGTCGTGTCGTCCGTGTCGTTCGGCGCGTCCGGTCTCATGGTTTCGGGTTCGGGTATTTCAACGCGGGGCAGGCTGTCGGCCCACGCGAGGATTTCGGAGGCGATCCAGAGATATGTCGGCGCGGCAGCGCTGCCCTCGGCGTCGCCGATCCGCAGCGGCGCGGGAAAGCGCCCAGCTCGCATGCGGCGGTGGATGGTGCTGCGCGAGACGGGCACGAGGGCGCGCAACTGGTGGATGTCGAGCAGCCGCTCCAGCCGGGAGGTATCCGGCGCCGCGGGTGGTTGGATTCCTTCGCCACGCGGCACGCTGTGGATCCAGGCGGCGATTTCCGCCGGACACCACACCCATGCCCCGCCGATCCGCCGCGGGCGCGGGAAGCCGCGCTCCAGCATCCAGCGGTTGAGGGTGCGGGCGCCGGTCGGCACGTATTCGAGCACGTCGGACCGTCGCAGCAGCCGACGCGCCGCCAGGGATGGCGGCAATGGCCGTATGTGGCGCGCAGGGCAGGCAGGCATCAGACCGCCACCTCTGACTGTGGTGCGTCTTGCGCGGGATCCGGTCGGAAATACAGAGGTGGCTTCCGCAACGCTTGAGCAATGACGTCGATGGTTTCGAAGGCGGGGCGACGAGTTACATCGTTTACCAGGTCCGAAATCGTAGGTTGGCTAAGGCCCGTCATTGCAGCGAGTTGGACTTGGTTGATGCCCTTCGCTTTCATGGCGTTTTTTATCTTCTGTCCGAGAGTCACATTAATCACCTCGGACGGATAATAGCTTCTCCTATTTTATCTGTCAACAGCAAAAATAGGATACCCTATATTTTTATCCTTGCTGGCCGTTTGCGCCTGATGTCTGATATAGGCCAACCTATGAATAGCCTAGCGCAAAGAGCGCGTCGTGAAATACTTAGGCGTTTGGGCACTCCGGTTCCCAAACAGGAAGCGATAGCCGCGGGGACGGGTTTTTCACAGCCCACGATCCACGCGCTCTTGAAGGGGGCGCGCCCGAAATTGGATTCCCTCGAGGGTTGGGCTAGGTACTTCGGGTGCGAGCCTTTCGAGCTCCTTCTGGAAAAGCCGATACCGGAGCATGGTCCGCGTTTCCCGGTGGTGACGCAGGCCGAAGGCCGGAAACTGGCTGAAGATACGGCGGATGAGTTGGTTGCCGTACCCATCATCGGCGGACGGATCGCGGCAAGTGTGTCCGGTAGCCAGCATGTCCGGGAGCGCGACATCGAGGACTACGCCGTCATCACTCGCAGGTGGTGTCGGGATCCAAAGCGCTACACCTGCATCCGAGTCATGGGGGAGTCCATGTGTCCGACACTCTGCCCGGATTTCATCGTGGCCATTAATCACGGCAACCGCGACGCCCGGCTGCTCAAAGATCACATGGTGGCCATTCGGGTCTCGGACGACGGCGCCTCAGTCAAGCGGTTGCGCTGGCCCAAAGGGGAACAGATCGCCTTCCTGACGTCCGACGGCGACCGCCTCCACGGCGACTTTCCCCCGATTGCGGTTCCAGCCGACGAGCTATGGCGGCCAGTACATCGGGCGAACCATGGGATATCTTTCATCCCACTACGTCTACGTGCAAAACGGCGTAGTGACGGGCTGGTCAGACTGACCAACTCACGCGGATGTTTGCAGCACAATGATCTCCCCGATCTTCCCGGCGAGGATATCCTCCAGACGCTGCGCCCACCAGGCCAACGCCTGGATCTTCTCGCGGTCGTAGGCGTAGCGGTCGTAGACGGCCGTCACGTCGCCCGGCTCGTGATTCAGGATCGCTTTGACTACATCCCGCGCAACCCCGCCCTGGCGCATGTGGGTGGCTGCGGTCCGTCGCAGATCGTGAGGCCGGAACGGCTGCACGCCCCACAGGTTCACCCAGGTCGGAGCCTTCCCGCGTTCCTTCCGCCGCGCGCGCAGGTTGCGCCGCACGGCGTGGCTGAGCGAGCTCTCGATCAGGTGCAGCGCGGCTCCCGTCTCGGCGGGAAAGACATGATCGCCGCTTCGGGGTAGGGAATCGAGCAGCGCCTGGGCCATGGGGCTGATCGGGATCCGCTGTGGCTGCCGGTTCTTGGACCGCTCCGAGGGAATGACCCACCAGTCCTCTTCGACGGCCAGTTCATCCCACGTCATACCGACCACCTCGCCCGGGCGTTGCGCGGTCGCGAGGATCATCTGGAGCGCGCGGAAGGCCAGGGCTCCGCGGGCATCGCAGAACCTCCAGAAGGCCCGGATCTCCTCTCCGGTCAGAACGCGCTCGCGCTGCCGCTCGACGGCAGGGCGGCGGATCGCCTGGCAGGGGTTGGTTTCGAGTAGGTCGTATCCGATGGCCCAGTTGAACATGCCGCGGATCACGGCGAGGGTGCGGTTGGCAGTCGTGGGTTTGGGCGGGATGGCGGCGGCGTTCTCCGTGGCCTCACGCCCGCGGGCGAGGTCATCCAGGAGGGCCCGGATTTCCGCGCGGGTAAGTTCCGCCGCTGGCCGGGCGCCCAGCGCCGGCAGTACGTGGAGCGCGACGATCTGCTCGACCTGCGGACCCCATCGAAGCGTACTCGCGTGCCGCGCGAGGTATTCCCGCGCGAGGCGGGCCACCGTCAGGGCCTCAAACCGCGAGGGCTCGCGGCGGGGTGATAGCACCTCCCCTTGGTCGTTTGCGGCGCGCATTCGGCGGGCGGCCTGCCTGGCGGCGAGGATCTTCATTTTCCCCTCACCGTCGCCGTATTCCCCGAGGCGGTGTCGGCGCACGGTGCGCTCGCCGTGGCGCCGATAGAGTAGATACCACGTCCGCGTTCCGCCGGCGTGGATTCTCAGCGTGAGGCCCTTTTCTGTGTCGCGGTGTTCGATCCAACCGTTTTCAGGAGGCTTGAGCGCCCGCAGCCACTTGTCTGTCATCTCGACCTGTTCGAGGGTCTTTCGGGGCATCAGGACCTCCAATTGACAACCATTTGACAACCATATACCCTGCGCTAGGCCGGTAGTCAATGAAAGAGTGTGGCCTCAGAAGTCCTTGAAATGACAGGGAATCGAGGATAGGCCACTGCGACGCACAAGGCCATTTTCGGGCGCGGCGGGCCGCTGTATGGCACCATCGGGGGACTATTAATCAGTTGGTTGAAGGTTCGATTCCTTCCAGGCCCACAATAGAATCAACCACTTAAACAATGCTCTATCGATCACTTGATCGAAGTCTCCACGTCTTGACAACCATTTTGACAACCACTTGGGCCAAGCGTCGCCTGCAGCCGGGCTCGTGCCATTTCGTAGAATATCTGCTTCTTCTCAATCCCTATGAATCGCCGGCCGGTCTCAGCGCACGCGACGCCCGTCGTGCCGCTCCCGACGAATGGATCCACCATGAGGCCGCCGGCGGGCACGACCGCCTCCACGATCAGGAGCGCATCCCGCTCAAGCAGGATATCGACGAGTACTTCGCGAGAGAGGTGCTGCCATTCGCTCCCGACGCTTGGATGGATCGCAGCAAAGACCAAGTCGGTTACGAAATCAGCTTCACGAAGTATTTCTACGAATATCAGCCTCCGCGTGCCTTGGCCGATATCCTCGCCGACCTGGAAGCGCTCGACGCCGAGGCCGAGGAACTGCAGGAGGAGTTGCGCGCGTGATCGGCCGCCAGTGCGCCATTCAGTACAGGAGTGGGAGCGGGAGCATTTTCGTCCCTGATTTTTTCTTGATTTTTCCCTTGATTTTTCCCGGATTCTCACTGCATAATCTAGCCAACAACGCCCCCCACGCCTCTCAACGATGCGCACCAGGGGGGTTTCTCTTTGCCCATCCGCCGCTTCACGGTGAAGCGGAAGGCGTCACCTCCACCGGGCCTGCCCGGAGGATCACGTGAGATTCAACAAGCCGGCATGCACCTATCCCCAGCAGTTGGAGATCCTTAAGAATCGCGGCTTGGTTGTGGACGATGAGCCGTTTGCCATGCACTGCCTGGAGCACCTCAACTACTACCGCCTGTCGGCGTACCGCTTCCCCTTGGCCGTGCAGGGCGACCCCGATACGTTTTTGCCGGGAACCACCTTTGACGAGCTTTGGGCGCTCTACCACTTCGACCGCACCCTTCGCCGGCTGGTGCTTGACGCGTCCAAGCGCGTCGAAATCTCGGTCCGCTCCAAGTGGGCATACCTCCTAGGCCACAAGTATGGTCCCCAAGCCTACGAGGACCCTAGCCTCTTTGACGACCGGCGCGCGTATGACAAGATCATGCAGAACCTGGACAAGGAGCTGCAGCGCAGCCGAGAGGATTTTGTGAAGCACTTCAGCAGAAAGTACGGAATGCGACGTCCTCCGATCTGGGCAGCGTGCGAGGTGTGCTCCTTCGGGCAGGTTTCCCATTTCTTCAAGGCACTGAAGGCACCCGTAGACCGACAAGCCATTGCCACATGCTATAACCTCGACGAGAGAATCCTCGGTTCCTTCCTGCACCACCTGACGGTGGTCCGCAATCACGCTGCCCACCACGGCAGGTTGTGGAATCGAAAGTTTCCGCTCACATTCGTCCTTCCGAGGAATGCGGATTTCAAGCGCCTGTTCGAAGCCTTCGTACTGGAGGAGTTCAAGAAGAACCTGAATCTGGAGCGCCCCGCCGCAGGTTGCTAGGAAGCCGCATGCAACCCGGACAGCACGCCCCCGGCCAGAGAATCCCGGCCGGGGGCGATGCGATTCATTCCACGTTGTCTGTCACGCCACCCGCGGGCTGGCGCGGGCGACGCCGTCGACTTTGTTGCCGAGTTGGGCGACCGCCTTTCCGAGGTCCTTGCGGATGCCCATGGCGTCGGCCCTCGCGATGGCCGCTTGCGCCGGTTCCTTCTGCTGGTACCTCGTCCAGGCTTGCTGGATGCCGTAGGTCGCCGCGTCGAGGTAGCGCCAGAGCTTGCGGTTGTCCGTCTTCGCCTGGACCGCGACCACCGTCGCGACCAGAGTCGTCGTGGCGAGGATCGCCTCGCCGACCTGGTCCTCGGCCAGGGTGCCCGAGGCGATGGCCGCTCCGACCGTCAACAGCGCGAGCAGCGCCGTGACGAGCGCCTTCTTGTTGTTCTGCAGGAGTTGCAGCATTCTATTCATCCCTCCTTTCGTATCCCGACTGTTGGTTCTGCCTGGTTGCCCAGGCGTTGTACTCGTTCACGATGGCCCGGTACTGCTCGGCGTGCTGCTTGAGAGCCACGTCGCGTTGCACGAGGCGGGCCCGGATCTCCGGCGATACGCCGGCGAGATCGGCCGGCGCGACGGCCTCCAGCCGCGGCCGCTCCGGATGTGGCAGGATCGGCAACAGCGGCCCAACGTAGGCCGTGCGGCCCATGCAACCGGCCACGAAGAGGGCCAGCGCTATCGCGGCGAGGTTACGTCCAACCTTCATCGTCAAAGCCCTCCTCTCCGTGGGTTGCTGTCCATGCGGTTCCGGTCCATTCCATGACGACGCCGCTGCGTGGATCAATCCAGCGCTCGCCGATGCGCGGATTGCCCGGCGGCGCGCCGGCAATCTCCTGTAGGCGGGCCTCGAGCTCTCGCGCCTCGCCGACCGATTCCACCTGGCCGCGGCGGGCGCCGGCCTCGCTGGCGGCGCTCTCCTGCTGCTCCGCCTTCAGCCAGGAGCGCAGCGCGTCGATGATTGCGGCGAGGATCGCGGTCAGGACGCTCATCGCTTGTCGAACCGCCGCGGGTAGTCGTAGCCGCGGCCGTCGTCGACGTGGGCGAAGCCGCGCCGCCAGTAGCGGCCGAGGCCGGCATTCGGGAAGCCCTTCAGCGCCGTGTTGCACACGTCGAAGAACTCCTCGCGGCTCATGCCGAAAGGCACGAGCAGGTCGAGCGCGCTTCCGACGTGCGTGCCCAGCTTCGGAACGTGCAAGCTGTTGACGGTGTCCGTCAGGCCGCGCTTCTTGAGCGTGTGCTGGTAGGCTAGGCAGCGCACGCCGCTGGAGATCTGGATCCCCCGCTCCGGCAGCCCGGCGGCCGCGCGCCGGCGGTTCATTTCGGCGCGGATCGCCTCGAAGATCTCGAGCACGGTGGGCGAGACTTCGTAGAGGTCGCATTGCTGGCAGCGGCAGCGCGTCTCCTTGGCCACGACGTGCGCCGACAGTCGTTTCGTCAGATCCATCAAAAGGCTCCCTTGATGATCCAGGCGACGCTGGCGGTAATGACTCCCGCCAGTGCCCAGAACGCCCGACTCTCCCAGTTGAGGATGAGCACGCGGTCTTTCAGGCCAGGCCGGTTGTCCTTGCCGAACAGCGTCACGTGGTGCTCCTCCACCGTCTTCTCGATGCTCATGAGCCGATGATTCCCCTCTCCGACCATGTCCTTGATGCGGTCGATTTCGTCAGACTTCGGGCAGTTGACTTCCACAGCGCACCCCTCCGGCAGCAACGTCGTTGAGTTCTTATTTCGGGATGAGTTCGGCCGGCGCGACAATGCAGCCCTCCCCTCTCACGCGCAGCGTGGCTCGCAGTTCGTATTCCCGCTCCGGCAGCGCCGGCGGTTCGGGCGGCAGGTCGAAGCCCGCCTTCCGCCACTCGCCCCGCGTCATATGCCCGTTGGTGGAGTAGTAGCCGTCGTTCCCGCCCACGATGGCGTTGTCTCGCACCGTCGCTTTGTCTCCGAACCAGTAGTAGCTGTACCCGCCCGCCGCGGGCATGAGCGCGTTGCCCGTTATGATGGCCGCTCCCCGCAGGCCGAAAAGCACCTCGCAGTTGTAGTCGGGGCCGTGCGCGTCGCCGTTGCCGTTCTGCCAGAACATGTTCCCTTCGACGCGGTTGTTGGCTGCCGTCTCCGCCCCGCCGCCGCTCGAGACGGTGATGCCCGAGTCGTTCCTGTAGACCAGGTTGCCGTAGACCCAGCAGGAGTCGGCGTTGTAGACGTAGATGCCCTTGCCCCAATTCCCGTAGATCACGTTCTCCATCACGGTGGCCCGGTTCGCGTTGTAGTCCACCGCGATCCCGCCCGAGTCCTCGTTCTTGGGACTGGCCGGCGCCGCGCAGGCATACACCGTGTTCCGCTCCACGTTCCAGGGGATGAAGGGCTTCGCCGGGTCGACGCCGCTCTGTGCACCGTCGTTGAGGTGGATGCCGCAGGCAGAGTTGCCAAGCGCCCCCGGCGTCCCCGCGAGGCGGTCGCAGGTGGAAACGTCGTTGCCGCGAATCCGCCCCCAGCCCTCCCCGCGCGTCTTGTACGCGCTGATCCCGGCCTGCCCGCAGCGGGCAAGGGTGTTACCCTCGATGTTGTAATAGTCCCCGAGCGCCGTCTCGCCAGTCAGCAGGATGCCCATGCCGCCCACGTCGGCAATTGTGTTGCCGCGGATCTCGGTCTTGCCGGCGCCCACGATCTTGATGCCATCCGAGTAGAAGCTGCGGTCGCTGTCCGGCTGATTCGCGCACGTCCCCAGGATGGTGCAACCGATGACGTGCACATCCCGCCCTCGCGAGTGGATGGCCCGGTAGGCGCTTCCGTCGAAGGTGCAACCAATGATCCACACGTCGCTTGCGTAGCTGGCGACAATCAGGTGCGCGCCGCCATCCCCAACGGTCGTCGGCCCGCCCGTGAACGTGCAGTTCTCCAGCGTCACTCCGACCACTCGCCCGACGACCACCTGCCCGTCAAAGGCCCGGTCGCGGATGATTCCCGGCTGCTTGATCTCCACCGCTCCGGCCAAAGTCGCCAGCATCGCCAGCGCAAGTACTGCCATTCTCGTTTTCATCGTATCCTCCATCTCTCCGCGACCCATGCGTCGATGGGCACGCGCCGTTGGTTGCCATCAAGCTCGAATTGAAACACGAGGGAGACCACGTCGCCGGGCTCGCCGTCCGGCGTGGTCAGATCGACCTGGTAGAGCCCCACCGCCAGCGCGGTCACGTCGCAGACCGCGGCGGCGGTCGCCGCGTCGACGTAGAGCGCGGCCGTCGCCGATTCCACGGCCGCTGCCTGCCCGTCGACGGTGACCTCGACCAGCCAGCCGAAGGCCTCGCCGCCCCCGTGCCAGCGCGCCGCGCGCACTACCACCAGCGGCGGCCCCACGTCGGCAACCATCTCGTAAGGTCCGATATCCGTGGCGTCGGAAAACTCCCGCAGCAGGTAGTCGACGGTGACGTCCACAAATCCGCTGCCGGCGTCAATCAGCGGTGAATCCGCCTGCGGGCGAATGCTGGTCACGGGCCCCCAGCTGTCCGCCGAGGTCCATTCCACCCCGGAGGGTTCTGTTCCGCTCCAGGTGTAGAGATACGATCCCGTCAGATACCAGTCTCCGGCGACCGCCAGCGCGGCCTTGCTCGCGGCGAGCGTTCCCACCTCGCCGTCGAACTCCACCCGGTAGGGCGTCTCCGGCATGCCCGTGGCATACCAGATGGAACTGGCGACGCTGGTCGCCTCCTCGATGGCCGCCAGCCAGCAGATCAGGCCCGCCTCGCTGCCGTAGTCGACGGTCTGCGTCTGCGAATCGTCGCTGCCAATCAGCGCCTTGTAGTAGCCGTTGGTACTGCTTTTCTGCCGGACGTATATCGTCCCGCCCGCGCCCGTCCAGAAGGAGACGAGGTAGGAGGCGTCCGCGTCGATGTCGAAGTCGAACCAGTCCGAATACACCGTCCCCGACTGCGGCAGCGTCACGGAATGCTCGCCGTTGTTGAACGTGACGCGTGTCGGCGTGGTCGTGAAGTCGTCGTTGGACGAGGCGACCAGCCCCGCCTTGGTAGCGAAGCCCACCCCGCCGAACACGACCGCTCCGGCGGTACTGCCTTCAAACTTCAGCCGGATGCGCGTGGCATCTTTCGTGATGTTGGCCGCGTAGATTTCGGTGCGCCAGTTGTCGTAACTCGCGCTCGACCAGTTGCCCGTCGTCGCGAAGGACAGGATCGGGTCGCCGTTTTCCTCCAGCGTCCAGGCGGCGATCTCCGTCGCGCTGGTGAGTACCGTCGCGCCGGCCAAGAGCGGGTCCGCCGTGATGTCCGAGGCGTCCGGCGCGAACTTGCCGCCGAAGGTATGAACCGGTCCGAAGCAGCACGACGCGGAAGTGACGTACATGTTGGCGTGGTCGCGCTCGTAGACCGAGCCCGTCCCGTTGGCGAGGATCAGGCAATTGACGAGCGAGAGATAGAGCACGCCGTCCGCGCCGGCCGCGTTGGTCGCGTAGACACCCCAGCCGCCATTGTTCCAGAGGGCCGAGTTGCGGACCCACTCCCCGGCGTACTCGACATTGGTGCGAATGTCCTCGTGAAACCCGTCTTCGCGGTTGTCGTGGATCAGGCAGGTATCCAGGTGGAGATACCCGACCGCGCTGCTGTAGTGGTGGTAGACGCCGTGGCGTCCGTTCCATGCGATCTCGCAGCGCTGAAAGTAGCCGGGTGCGACCGCGCCGTTGCTGCCGGTGTGGACGCCATGCTCGGCGTTCCAAGTGAAGGAGCAGTCGCGGAAGTAGAAGTCGTTACAGCCGAGATTGAAGTTGCCGTCCCGGCCGAAGCGGAAGTCGAGATGGTCAAAGCGGGAGCCGGTCCACACCTCGACGCACTTGTCCCGCGCGCACACCTCGACGGGTACTAGGGGCGGCGCGCCCAGGTTGATGCACAGGCTCGCGCCGTCGTAACTCCACTCCCCGGGCGCCGGCGCGTTGGTCGCGCCGCGCACCAGCGCCGCCACGGTGTCGCCGTCGACCGTCCACACGCCGCGCGCGCCGGCGTCCGGCAAGGTGGGCAGGATGGCATGGGTATCGGTGTACGACACCGCGTAGATGGTCCCGGTGTAGAGCGTCCACGAAGCGGGGGCGATCTGTTCGCTGCCCAGGATCTGCGGATCCGCTCCGCTCCCGTAGGCGGCGTGGGTGATGTGCAACCCGCCCACGTTGTTGGACAGCGCCTCGCGCCATACCTGGCCGCGCTTGAAGTAGATGGTCGCGCCGTCCCCGTAGGACTCGGCCATGACCCGGGCGATGCTCTTCCAGGCGTCGAGTTCACTGTAGCCGGTGTTCGAGTCGCTGCCGTGGGTGGCATCCACGTAGAAGGCGTCCGCGGCGCCGTGCGCCGGCGAAAGCAGCACCAGCACGAGCAGCGCCAGCGGCAACCATCCGGCCCGTCTCATCGCGCCCTCACTCTCTCGGACACCCATCCGTCAATCGGCGTCCTCCGCGTCGCCGCGCCCGCGGTCGCCTCCAGTACGAGGCTGCACACGTCGCCAACCGCCACGTCGCCGGAGGCCTCCGGCGGTATGACTATGTGCACCTGTACCAGCCCGGTCGCCCCGGCGATGTTGGTCGCCGAGACCACCGAAGAGGCCGAGGCCACTCCGTTCACGTAGAGCGCGGCCGAGACGGCGACCGGCGTTACAACCGTCCCGCCTTCCGACACCTCCGCCAGCCAGCGGAAATCCTCGCTGGTTCCGTGTACCGTTTCGGGCGCCACGCAGGTAATCTCCAGCGCGCCCGCCGGCAGCGCCAGCACGAGCGCCGCGATCAAGAAGATGTGCTTCACTGCTTTGCTCCTCCCTCTCCGAGGCGTGGATCTTCCACCACGCGCCCCGTTCTCGTCTGTTCCAGCCGCTCCTTGCGCGCGGTGCTTTCCGCGATCCGCGCCGTCTCCGCCGCGATCGCCGGGTCCAGGTAGGCGGCCTTGAGGTAGCGTTCGATGGCTTCCACCGCCGGCCCGTCGTCCGCCGCCTTGGCGGCGTCGATCAACTTGACGACCGCGACCGGCCCGGAGTCCTTTCGCAGCGCTTCGACAATGTCCTCGTGCAATGCCATGGTGCACTCCTATGAACCCGACGACAGGTCGCCGGTCAGTACGTTGACGTAGGTGTCGAGAATAAACTTGAGGCAGAGCTTGGCGTTGCTGCCGGAGCCGGTGGTTTCGACTCCGATTTCATCGCCGGCCGCAAAGGTGTTGACGCCTTTCGCGGCCTTGCTCGCGAACTTGTTGGTCGCCCCGCTTCCGGTCATGGCGGTGCCTTCAATCTCCAGCCAGTCCGAGCCGTTTTTGGTGATCTTGATGGGGTTGCCGGGCGAGGTGTAATCCACCTGGCCGTGCGCGAGGATCAGGCTCCCCGCTCCCGGCGCGACGTAGGTGTAATCGCCGGCGGTATTCGACGCGGCGATGCTCCAGCGGTCGCCATCCAGAAGGCCGCGACCGAGCCCGCGCAGGAAGGCATCGTCGCCATCCGCGTCGCCCGCCTGGAACCCTCCGTTGACCGTCAGGTTCTGGTTCAACGTCGCATTCCCGGCGTTGTCTACAACCACGGCAACCACGCGCGTATTGTTGTTGGTGACACACAGTCTGAGCCCGTAATCTCGCGTCGCCGCGTCCGCTCCCGTGCCAATGCGGTACGCTTGCACACAGGGCGCAACCGCCGCTCCACTCGACGGCCCCGGCTCAAGTATGAGCGAGGCGGTCTCGTCGGTGCTCCCCGCCGCGGCGCTGTTCAGGATCCGCGCATACACGTCGCCCCCGTCCACGGCCGAGAGAAGAACCGCGATGGCCGCGGCGGCCACGGCGTCGAGGTTGAGCGCGTTCCCGTACACGATAGACCAGCGGTTGCTCGACCCGCCCAGCGGGTACGTCGCGCTCGCAGTCGGAACGATAGACCGGCTGTTGAGCGTGCCCGTCAAGGTGCCGCCCGCCAGCGGCAGGTACGGCCCGCCGGCGGCGGCCGAGAACTCCGCCCAGGCCGCGCCGGTGTAGGCGTAGAGCAGGTTCTCGTCCGACACCCACACCAGCCACCCCTCCGCCGGCGTTTCGAACAGCCAGGCGGCGCCGTCCCACAGCGTGAACTCGCCGTCGTGGCCCGCCCAGGCGCCCGAGGCGCCGGCGGCGATGAGGTAGCGGTCGCCGGCGGTCGGCGCGCCGGGGGGTGCAGTGAGGTCCTTGTCGAGCGCGGCCGCGTGCAGGAGCGCGCCGATCCGCACGAGGTTCTCGTCCATGCCGGTGTGCCAGCCGCTCTCGCGGAAGTTCCACTTGTGGTTGAGCGCCAGGTTGGGGGTGGGGGTTGCGGCCATCAGTATCCTCCGTAGTACTCGCCGTAGAGCGCGCCGTAGCCGGCCATGTCGACTTCCCTCACCTGCGGTTCGGAAATGTGCTGCACGGCGCCCGTCCCGCTGGCGTCAGGATCGAAGCGATGCGCATACAACTTGAGTGTAAGCCGGTCGTTGAGGCGTCCAAGCGACGGGTTCACGCTGCCTGTGATGCTTTGCTCTTCGGCCGAGTCCAGCGTGAACGACGTGTCTGAGGCATCGAGGTCGTAGATCGCCAGGGGCTCGTGGAGGTTCCCTTCGCCCCAGACCTCCAACGCATAAACAGTGGTCGAGGGCGCCCCGCCAAAGGGCGATGCGCTATTCGGCTCGGGTCCAGCGGGCACGGACTCGTCGTCCTGGTGAAGCACGTGGACTTGGCTTGTGCGATTGCGGTGCGCCCATTGCAGCACGACATCGACGTCGCCCGTAAGGGCCACCGGCCATTCCGCGTCATTGACTCGGATCCTCCCCGGAGGATACGGACGAACCGCGCGCTGACTTGAGGCAAGCATGGTCAGGCGTAACGGTGTTGCGCTTTCTGCCGGCAGCACGCCACGACTGGTGCGCGGCAGGTATTTGGCGTCGATGACTACCAGGTCTTCGTGGGGATCGCGTAGCACGCCCATGCCATAGGTAATGAACCAGATCGGAGTTCCTGCGGGGTGCGTCTTGGGCACGGTGTCAAGCAGGCCGCGCCACACGTCGGAGAGCGTCCACGTGCCGTCGCCGTTGGCGGTGATCGTCTCAAACGCGACGACTTCGTCGTATGGCTTGCCGTCGTCGTCGCCGTGGCCGATGAAGGCGAGGTTGGCTCCAGAGGTGCGTATCCAGGGAGAGCCACTGTTGCTCAGCCGCTCAATGTCGATGGCAGATTGAATCAGGAGGTTGCCAGACGCATCAATAGCATCGGTGTTCTTCGGGTATTCCGCGGCCAAAAGGGCGGCGGGCGTGAAGGTGAAGTTCTGGCCCTTGCGCTCATAGTCGGTACCGTCGAGGCTCAGGAGCACATCGTAGTGCGTACATGACTTGTTTGATCGCGCCGCGACGCATCCCAGTAGGTTTTGCCTCTGCCAGTCTGGATCCTGGACAAAACGACGTGCCAGATAGAAGGGCAGATCATAGATGCTTTGATAGATGGCCCGCTCCGGCGGCCGCACGGGATCGACCCAGCCGAGTTGCGGAATGGTCCCAGCGACGACGCTGCCGGCGGAGAAGTGGTCTTCGACGAGTGTCGCCGCAATCCACTCGCCGTCGCCGGCGTCGCCGTTGCCCGCGCCCTCGCCGGCGGGGGCGGGGTAGCCGACGTCGGTCACGCGAAAGACGACATTCGAGACCGAGAGCGGCGCGTAATCCCACACGACCACGCTGCCCTTGTGGAGTTCGTGGCCCTCCCGGTTGACGAGGAGCTCGGCGCCGGCCAGGGGAGACGAGGCCCCCTGCAAAGCCTCCTCGCCCTGCCGGCGCGCGAGCTCTTCGTTGCTCGTGCCCGGACGTGCGACTTCGAGCACGCGTACCTCGCCAAGCGCGGCCAGGTTGGCCGGATCGACTACCGGCGCGGCGGAAGTCTCCGCGAAGCCGTTCGCGCGCGAGAGGTAGGACACGCGCGCCTCGGTAGCGGTGTTCTCCGGGTCGCCCGGGGTGAACTTGACCAGCCGGCTGTTGCTCGGCGTGAGGTGGAGTACCTCCTCCAGGTCGTAATCCTCGCGGATCTCCTGGAAGGTGCACTTGCCGGTTGAGAGATCGGTGTAGGGCACGAGGTTGCAGTGGTTGGCGAGTTCCACGATGAAGTCTTCCACGCTGGGCGTCTCCACGAGGCCGCTCCAGCCGCGCTTCTCATTCTCGAACAGGGTCGCGAGTGAGAGCAGCTTGTCGGTGTCGATCATCGAGGGGGGAATCGCCATGCCGTACCACGGCGTGATGGTGCCCGGAATCAGTTGCTCATGCTGGGGAAGCATCCCCGTGAGGCATTCGTAGAGGATCTCGGCCGGGTTGGCGTCGCCGTCGATGTCGTGCTTGCCGCTGCCGAGTGCTACCGGAAGGCGGCGCAGGACAAACTTGGGCGGCCGCAGGTTGGCGCCTTCGCCGACGTTGACGCCGACGGGAAGCTGCGTTGCCGGATCGATGCGCCCGAACACGAGGCCGACGCGACCGCGCCAGGCGGGGATCTCCACGATCGCGCCCACGTCCTGCCAGGCCTCGCCGTCCCACTCGACGGTCGTCTCCTCGTCCTCCACGTAGACGCGCTCGTGCAGGTCGGGATGGCGGAAGCTCCACTCGGTGATCGGATCGATATCGAGCGGGTAGGCCATTTCGTCTTCATGCCCGGCCCATGCTCCGGTCGCGGCCGCCGGCACGAGGTACATGTCGGTGATGATCTTGTTGGCCAGGTCGTAGTGGACCACGTCGCTTGGCGGCGTGGTGGTGGTGCGGGAGATCGCCGCCCGGCTGCTGGTGCCGGCGAAGATGGCCGCCTGCAGGTAGGCGTCCTTCGCCTGGTCGTAGCCGCCGGAGTAGATGCGCGCGTAGCCGGAGATGCCGCCGCCAAAGCCCTTGCCGCCAAAGAGGGCGGTCGCATTGATGAAGATCTCCGTGTCGAGTACCGGCGTCGGGCTCTGCCAGGCGGTTTTGTCTTCGAACTTGATCTCGAGCAGGCCGTCGCCATGGGCGGCGACCAGCGGCCCGAGGCAGGGCTGGTAGTAGAGGCCGAGCACGGACTGGTAGTAGACCACCTCGTCTTCGACCTTGGTGGCATCATGGGAGAGGTTGCCATACCAGCAGAGGTTGGGCGCGTCGGCCATGAAGGTGCCATATCCGACGGGGATCGCGCGGTCCTTGCTGGTGGTCGGAAAGTTGAAGTCCGAGAGTACCGGCTTCTTGACGCCGCTGCTCTTGGTACGAGCGCTGCTGGCCGCGGCCAGGGGGGCCCAGATCCAGTCGATGGCGATGATGGCCAGGGTTGCGATGAGATCCCACACCATCAGTTGAGCCCCGAGACGTGCGGGTTGCGGGACGGTCCCCAGGGGTCGCCGGCAAACTCCGCAATGTTGTTGAAGGTGCCATGGCAGGTTTCACCGAGCCCGTTGCAGCCGGGGAACGCGGTGAGGTCCTCCGGCGCCGTGAATCCCGCCAGCGGGCGCATCAGTTCGACGCTGTCGCCGGCGTGGCGGCGGATGCTGGTCTGGCTGCCGTCGGCGCGTTCCACCTTGCCGCCGGCGAAGTAGCCGTCCGGCTTGGTCGCGAAGGCCGCGGCAGTGAGCATGCGGCCGCTGTGTCCCGTCGCCGTGACGGTGAGCGCGAAGTCGTCCAGGTCGACGTTGCAGCCGCGCACGCCGTCGCCGGTCCCCACGATGTGGTTGCAGGTCGGCTGCCACTTGTGGACCAGCAGCGGGCGCGCCAGTTGCGCCGTGATCGGCAGGACGACCAGGTTGAGCATGCTCCGCTCCCACACCGGATGCGCCAGTCGGCCGACGAGCAGGGTGCGAAACTCCGCGTCGCCGTAGTGGAAGCGGTAGAGGGTGAGCCACACGGGGACCCGCGGCGCGGCGGTCTGGTAGAGCGCGGCGACCGCGTTGCCGCGTTCCAGCTGGAGCGAGAGTCCACCCGCGCTCCGCTCCTGGCCCTGCTGGATCTGGCCGCGCCTGAGATACTGCCGCGTGTAGTTCTCCTCGTTGTAGAGCACCTCCACGTCGAAGGGCGTCTGCGTCCAGATGCTCGTGCCCTGCACAAAGCGGTAGAGTTCGATCGGCTGGCCCGAGTAGGCGGAGAGTTCGTGCGCGTTGTACGTCACGGCGTCGCCTCCCGCTCCACGGGTCGCACCACGCCGCCGCCGCGGCCGCCCTCGCGGGGTTCCGGCCCCGACACGAGATGCGGCCAGGGAAGGCAGGATCCGAAACTGGCGGTGATGAGCAGGGCCAGCAGAAGTCGCCTCATGCGCCCAGCCCCCGGACGTTGAGTTGCACCTGCACCACGTCGTCGGTGAGCCAGGCCAGTTCGACGGCGTCGGCGTCGAGCACGCACTTGGTGAGGAAGCCCACCCGCCGGAAGCTGGCGGGCGGTCCGCCCACGCCGGGCGCGGCGTCCAGCGTGAGGATCTCCCGGTTGCCCGTGACCGTGTTCTCGCAGGCGATGATGCGCCGGTCCAGCGTCGTGCCGTCGCCGTAGACGAAGCGCAGGTCGCGGCGGGCGGGATGCAGGTTGAGGTGGTCCGTGTAGCCGGTGCGCTCGATGATGATCTCGGCATCCTCCGCGTCCACGTCGGCGGCCAGCACGAGGTTGTTGCGCAGCGGCGGCATCCAGAACGGCCGCAGGCGGCCGGCGCGCTGGTAGAGCCAGCGGCGGAAGTTCCAGATGGCCTCGCGGCCCACCAGCAGCCAGGTACAGCGCGTGAGCGTGTCGGCAAAGTCGGTTTTGGGGTCGCGGTAGCGATTGCCGAGCGGGTTGTCGAGTTCGAGGATCTCCCGGCGCAGGGTCTCTTCGACCTCCTCGGCGGCGCTTGGCAGAAGATCCATCACGTCGTGGGCCTGGTAGGTAGGCCCGAGCGTGCCGGGCGAGACCGCCGGCGCCGTGTCGCACTCGATGCGGATCGGCGCGGTCGTGGCGCGGTTGTCGAAACGCACGACCGGCTGCTCCGGATTGCTCCAGCCGGTGGGGGCGGGCAGCACGCGCGTGCCCGCCGGCCAGGCCGTGGCGGTGGCTTCGGCCAGGTTGAGCACGCCGGCGCCGACGGTGTCGATCGACACGACTTCATACGTGCGGAAGTCAGCGATGAGGATCGCCTGGCCGCCCGCCTCCCACGAGTAGAAGTCGGTAGTCACGGGGATCTGCGTCGCGCCGGCGGAGAGCTGCGCCGCCAGCCGCTGCGCGTCGGTCCACAGCGGGATCGTCATTGCCTCGTGCTGGCGCGCGAACATGAGCGCGTCAAAGGCCGCGGCCTCCATGTCCTGCAGGAACGGGGTAAACTCCAGCCCGCGGCGAGGCACGCGGCGAAAGCGCTGGCGCTGCTCGGCGCCGTCGTCGGCCCGCAGGATTCCCGTGCGGAACTCCAGCCGTTCCACCACGGGGTTCGCCCAGTTGGGACGGAAGGGCAGCACGGCCATCAGCCCGCCTCCAGCACGCGCCGCAGGGAACGCGCGTTCTTGCGCACGAAGTTGAGCATGACGCGTTCGCCTTCCGACGAGGCCATCTCGTCATGCACCACGCGCCCGTCCCAGGCGTTGACGTTCTTCAGGTTGACGGCGACCTTCAGGTCGTCGGCATTGAGCGCCTCGGGCAGCGAGACTGCGGGCATCGGGGATTTCGTCAAGGGTTCGGCGAAGGCGGCGACGGCGTCGCTGTAGCCGCCGGCCAGCGTGCCGCTGGTGGTAGGCGGGTCCGAGGCCGTCCCGAAGAGACTCCCAAGGCCCTTCGTGAAGCTCGCGGCGAAGCCGCCGACCTTGCCCTCTTTGGCGAAGTCCGGGCCCAGAAAGAAGTTCAAGAGGCGCGCCGCGGCGATCTCCGCCAGCATGCGGCGGATGAAGCGCTTGAAGGACTCCAGCGCGCTGTCCGCGCCGGCCGAGGTCCCGGCTTCGATGGCGTCGGCCAGGCTGGTCTGGATGTTGCGGGCGGCCTGGATGGCGTACTCGGTCCAGCCGTCGATACCATCGGTGCCAAACGGCGAGGGGCCATCGCCGCGGATATAATCCTCGATGCTCTCGGCGGCCTTGCGGATCTCCTCATTGAGATCGGCCTCACGCTTCAGCTGGTCCAGCCGGCGCGCGTTTTCGACATAGTTGCGCTTCTGCCACCAGTCCCAGTCCTTGAAGCGCCCCACTCCCGTCATCCACAGCGCCTTCTCCTCCTCGGTCTGCAGCTGCGACAGCTCGAGCGCCTCCCGCTGAGCCTCCTGGCTGTCGAGGGCGCTCTCGTATTGCTTCTGCCGCTTCTCCGCCAGTCCGGTCAGGAGCTCCAGTTCCTTTTCGATCTGTTCGATCAGGTCCTTTTCCGCCTGGGTCATTTCGCGGATTTCGATCTCGGGCTTCTTCTCGGGCTTCTTCGTCCCGCGCTCCGCGTTCAGGGCCTCCAGGCGTTTTGTGAGGTCGGCCAACCGGTTGCGCCGCTCGAGGATCTCCTGATCGATGGCTTCGACGACCTTGGGACCAGTTCCCCACAGTTCATTGATCCAGTCGTTGAGGTCCTCCCAGTCGCGCTTGATGTCCTCCCACGTGGAGCCCTGCGTCGCCGCCCCGCCGATTCGTTCGGCCTCGGCCTGGGACTTCCCTTCGAAGCGCGCCTGCAGTTCGGCCTGGGCGGCCGTGATCTGCGACGACAGCCTTTCGCCCACCGTCTTAAACGCCTGTTTGGTCGTGGCGCCGCCTGCCGAGAGGATGCGGGTGGCTCCCGTGAGGAATTTGCCGATTTGGGTGGCTGCGCTCGCGCCGTTTTCGCCGGCCTCCAGCAGCGCCTCCGAGAGTAGGATCACGGTGGGAAGCAACTCACCGGCGATGGCGAGACCCGCGCCGCTGACCACGCCCTGCAGGCGGGTCAGGTTGTCGTTGAACTCCTCGGCGGCGTGGGCGGTGTTGGTGTCGATCTCCAGCCCGAGGTCGCGCGCCTCCTGCATCATCTTGCGCAGGCCCTCGCTGCCGGAGTTGAGCAGCGGGATCAATTCCGCGCCAGCGCGTCCAAAAACCTTCATTGCCAGCGCCATCTTCTCCGGGCCGTCCGGCATGGCGGTAAAGACGTCGGCCATGTCGATCATCACGTCCGTTGCGCGGCGCAGGTTGCCCTCCGAGTCGGTGAGGGCGATGTCCAGCACCTTAAAGGCGTCCTTCGCCTCGCCCGTCCCTCGGCGCGCGTCGAACATGTTGCGCGCAAGCATACCGATGCTCTTACCAATGGACTCGATGCTGACATCGGCGAGCTTGCCGGCGTGCGCCAGCGTGGAAAGGTCCTCGACGGCGACGCCGGTTCGCTGGCTCATCTTGGCCATGGCGTCCGCGGTGTCGATGGAGTGCTTCACCAGTCGCGTGAGCGCGCCGACGGACGCGATGCCCGCCAGCACGCCGACCAGCCGGCGCGTCTGCGCCTCCATGCTGGTGAGTTGCCCGGAGAATCCCTTGAAGCCGTCCTGCGCCTTTTTGCCGGACTTCTTCGCCTGGTTCTCGACCTGGGCCAGTTCCTTGCGCAGGGCGGCGGAATCCGCGGCAATCCGGTAGATGAGTTCGTCGACGACGGTGCTCATTGTCTGAGTCGGTCCAAGGTTCCTTTCAGGTTCTTGCCAAACAGCGCCAGCCGGATGCCCTCAATGAAGTCGGCGCGACCGCGCCGCTCCCGCTTTACGACGTGCCGGTGGAGGAGGGCGAGTTGTCGCCGGGTGTAGCGGCGGAGCGCGTCCGCGGGAAAACCCGCGGCGACGAGTTCGACGGAGAGCTCTCCCCATCCGACTCCGCTCCCAGCAGCCTTCTTGTCAGCGCCTCCAGCCGCACGTCGTCGAGAAAAAAATCCGCGTTCACCTCCCAGAAGGTGAGCGCCAGCGCCCGGCCCTCTTTGCGGGAGAGCCCCTCGATCCAGGCGCGCGGTCGCCCGATGCTGCGGGCGACCAGTTCCAGAAACGCCTCCTGGTGCACTCCCAGCACGGCAAACAGCGCCGAGCCCGCGGGCGCCTCGTCGGCCGTGGCCATGCTGGCGAGATCGGCGATGATCGGCGCCGCCAAGGGGGCCAGTTCCAGGCTTTCGGCGAAGCGAAACTCCCGGACCGTGATCTCCTCTCCGGCGAGAGTGAGCGTGCGGTCCGGGAGCAGGACGTTGAGTTCGTGCAGGGTGGTGTCTTTCATGACAGGTGGAAGATCTCCCCGACCTGCCCGAGCGCGCCCGCCGCCGACTTGGTACTGTCGAGCAGCGCCTCGCCCGAAAGCGTGAAGGTTCCGTACTCGTCCTGGATCAGCGGCAGCTCCGCCGGATCCACGCTGACCTTGTAGAGCCGCACAAGTACCGGATCGGGCGTGCCGTCATCGACGGCGATGTTGAGGCCCTCGAAGCGCAGGACGACAAGCTTGCTCGTCTTCGTCAGGAGTCCGGTTCCGGTCACGGTCGCGTAGGTGTACGCGGCCTTGATGGGCTGAGTCAGGCCGGCCAGGGAGAGGATTTCCACGCTTCCATGGTTGGCGTTCAGGCTGTAGTGCGTGTTGAGCGTCAGCGTTACCGGCGTCACGGGCGTGCTGTCGGTAAGCACCACGTCGGTGAGTTTGGGATGGACCAGCTCGACGAGGTCGCCGACTACCAGTCCCTCGGGAAAGCTCTCGGCCGAGACCGTGTCTCCCGTCACGCTCACCTGGTTGCCGTGCATCGCGAGAATGAGGTTCGCCAGGCTGTACGATTCAAGGTTGGCCGAGACGGTGATCTTGCGGCGCCGGCGCAGCGTCTGGTCCACGAGGTCGTTGCCGCTGTACATCTCGCGATGATCGGTCTTCTCCTCGCTGGGCGCGATCGACAGGCCGGTGCAATTGCCGAGCCAGCGGAACTTCTTGCTGCCGTGGTCGGCCACGAGCACCTTGCCGCGGCCGGAAAAGAGCAGGTTCTCCCCCATTTACTTGTCCTCCCGGGTCTTGGACTTGCGGCCGTTGCTCGCCGCGGCGGCTTCCACCGGCGTCTCCGCGGGCGGCGCCGTCTCCGGTTCCACAACCGGCGCGGTCTCGCCGGGCGTCTCCGGCGTCTCCGCGGGCGGTGCGACGGGCGCGCTGTAGCCCCCCTCCGCGTCGATGCCGCGGCCGTGGTCGACGATCCAGCGGCCGTCGTGCTCGGGAACGATCAGGGTCTCGCCGGGTTTGTACTGCCGCCCGGCGTGGGTATGCGTGTGGGTAAAGGTGATGCGCATGAGGTTCTCCTTCATGAACTGGTGTACGGGTCCCCGTAGGGCTCCCGCGTGGAAACGCTGAATACCAGGCGCGCGCTGCCCACGAGGCTGCCCGGCTCCGGGTAGAACACCTCGTCCGAGAGCAGCCGCAGAAGGCCGGGCCCCTTGGCCAGGCCTCCCAGTGTGCGGTCGTGGTCGACGAGACAGGCGCGCTTGAGGTCGCCGACCAGGTCCTCGAGCGTGCCGGCCGCGTCCGTCTCAGCCGCGACGTGGGCTTCCACGATCACGGGCAGAGTGATGGCCAGGCGCGGCTGGCTGTCGTCCTTCACCGTCGTCTTGCCGCGGTAGACGCCGACAACGACGTCGCCATCCTCCAATCCGTCGACGCTCCGTAGCCCGAGCGCGACGTTCTCTCCGGCATCCGTGTTGAAACCGTCGTCGGTGGAGATCTCCTCCAGCCGGTCGACCATCGCTTCAAGGATGCGCTTGATGAGGGTGTCGCTCATTTCACGATTACCTGGGCGAGGATGCCGTCGCTGGCGATCAACCGGTCCACGGTGAACGTCTCGGGGCCCTTCACGATGACGGCGTCACGGACGGGCGTGCCGACCTCGGCCACGCGCAGCCAGACGAGGGTGCGCTTCTCAGTCACGGCGGAGTGGAATCCCTCCCCCGGTCCAATCAGCACGTCTCGCTCGACGTGCGCGGTGCACGCGACCGGTTCGGCATCTTCGGCGGGCGCGGTGTAAGTCGCCGGCCCGCCGAAGATCGCCATGAGCCGCTCCGCATGGGGCTCGAAATCGATGGCCACGCTAGTTGGTGGTCGCCTTCACGAGCGCCTGCGGCCGCATGCACAGCGGCAGAGGGCTGCTCTGCGTGTGCATCTTGATGCCGCGGTTCATCTCCATCGGCGCCGTCTTGGCGTAGACGCGCTCGCCGATGGTGTTGGCCGTCTCGATGAAGTCGCCGGGCGCGCCGTACTGCCGGAACGTGTCCGCCGAACCCACCGGGAAGAACTGGCACTCGGCGTCGCCGACAAACACCCGCTCGTTGCCGCGGTTGTCCGTCGCCTTGCCGACGTACTCCTCGAACACCAGCCCGCCGTACTCGAAGCGGCGCCGGTAGTCCTTGCCGGGGAAGTTGCCCTGGTTCCAGCGCTGGTACTCGTCCTTCACCTTCGGGTGGGTGATCAGCTTCGTGAAGAACGTTGCCCCGCACAGCCCGACGATGCCGGCGATGGTGTCGCCGCCCATGTTGGCCTCGATGTGCCGCGACACCTGCATGGCCTTGTCGAGCACCTCGGTCGTCGCGGTACCCAGCGCGAAGGCGATGACCTTCTGGGTCACGCCGAACTGGGCAAAGAGGTCGTAGAGCAGCACGCCGTTGGGGCGGTAGATCTTCCCGGTGATGGCGCCGGCGCGCAGGAACTCGTGGGTGATGTCGTGCTTGTTGCGCATGCCGCGCAGCTTGCGGAGCGCCAGCGACTGAAGCGTGCGCAGCTGGTTGGTCCCCAGCTCCCGCACCCCCTGGACCTCGCCCGGCAGGACGATGTCGTCGAGCGGAATGAACGGGATGCGGAAACTGAGCATCTTCTCGCCGTCCCGCTCGCCGAACTGGCTCGGACTGCCGACCGGCTGGAAGTCGAGCAGGTGGAGCTTGCCCTCGTAGAGGTCCAAGCTCACGTCGCGCGTGGCGATGCCCTCGTACGGGAACAGCTCGTAAGCCTGCCCGTTGATGATGAACGGCTGGGCGAGACGGCCGTAGAGGATCGGCATGTTCGAGATCGCCCGCGAGAGCGTCGCCATGTCGAACCCGTTGGCCGCGAAAACGTCGATGACTTCGGGCATGATACGTGGTTCTCCTCGTGTTGTGGTATGCGACTACTTGTCGCGGGCAAGAATGCCCAGGGCTGCCAGTTCTCCCAGCGCGGTCGCGATCTGCCCGGCGGTGATGCCGTCGGGCCAGGTGAGGCCGTCCTTGCTGACGACCGCGTGCCGCACGACCACGGCCGCCTCTTCGTCCGCCGCGGTGGACGCCGAGACGGGATTGAGCAGGACGCCGGCGGCGGCGTCGCTGCCCGCGCCCTCGGTCGCGGCCAGGTTGAGCTCGACGTACTTGCCGTCCGCGGTGATCTTGCCGAGCACGGTCCCCGCGACGAGGCTCCGCGTCGCCGCGGCGCCCTTCAGGATCGTCTTCGTGTCGGCGCTGTACTCGGGGATGTAGTACTTGA